ATGGTTCATATACATCTAATCCCAAATTATGAAAGTCTTTAGGGTGTTGTGTAATAACAAGATCAAGGGTTGGTCTTGCCAAATTCTTTATAGCTGTTGTATGTCCAGCCCCTCTGCCAAGGCTTAGCTTTATTGTACAAATGTTTTGTGCATACAACGCTGGGGATACAGACAATTTTTCATTATCCCACACACTTCTACTTCTTTCATTTTCTTCCAACAAAATTTGTAAACAGTTTTGCAATACATTTTTCATCTAAATCTCCTTTTATATAAATTGGTGTGTCAGGGTTTGCACCTGATTACTCTAGTCGTTCCTAGGTAACGATTTAAGGAGCCAGCGGGTCGGAGTAACTTTTCCCGATATTTGTGTCGCCCTCATGTACGTTCCTACCGTACTGCACACCAATGTGTTATATTGACCCCAGAAATTTCTTCCTGTACCACCAGTGTATATCTGGTTTGGTAAGCTCGGTACGCTTGCAAGCAGAGGCGTGCTGGATACTGTTAAAAGTATTATACCACTTCAAGCTAATTTATTCCTTTGGGTTTTTCATCATTTTCAATTGTTTTCTTGTATAGATGCCCACTAGCAGTATGAAAGATAACAATTCCCTCTGGTCTAGGAAAACCAGATGCTGCAACACTACCCTGTTCTGATAGCTGTAATAACACACTATTTATAGTATTTGTATCAAACATACCCATATAAAGAGTTGGTACTACGTGGCAACATTTTGGTCTTGCAGATTCATCCCCCCACCTATGTATATTGAACAAACTGAATCTTTTCTCAGATAAACCATATCCTCTTTGTATCCCCTGTCCCCACCATTCACCATAGTGGTATCCAGCCCCAAGCTCTAATAGTTCATCCTTATGTTCATACGCCCAAGAGGCAAATCCAGAATTATCTGTGCTCTTTCCGGGAGTAATCCACCTTGACCTGCTACCAACTTGAAATTTCCCATCCTCACTAATAGCAATTAAACCATTTGTGCCATCTATCTTCTCAGTAATTACTATGTCCCTAGATAGCCTAGATATTTTTCTAAATTCAATAAATTCCATTTCTAACTCCTTTCTGCTATAATTATCATACAATTGTTATTATCTGTCAAGGTTTTAAACCATTCTTCAATTCATCCTCATCAGTATAGGGTTTCCACTTATTGCTTTTATAGTTTACCCTACAGTAATCCTGCCCACCATCCACAGATACATTTCCACAAGAGCATGTTTGGTAATCATGCCTGTGTTTTGATTCTATAACCTCATTACATAAAAGACATTGTATTCTATTTCTCATTTCGTTTCCTTTTGGTGTTTTTTGTATCCTTATTTTAATTCTCCTGAATTAGTACTTCTTTCCATATAAGCATAGTATACAATTTTGTATAGTTTGGGAGGATGGAAAGAAGTTTCTCGTCACTTTACCCTTATTAGTGACAACTTACGGTTGGAATGGGGGTGGATTCATTGTCTGATGCTGATTAACATCCCCAATACCCTTATCCCCACGAACCTTATCTCCACCTGCTGATACGTCAGTAAAAATACTGACCAGCATACCTAACGCCAATAATAGTGCAAATATCTTTTTCATGCTAACTCCTTAAGCCAAAGTGCATAGTAAAATAGAGCCAAAATGTTAACTGACTCTCCATTTTGTTTGGTCTTTATTCTCTAAATCATGTTCTAATATTCTTCCAACACTGGTATCCAATATAATTTCTCCACAGGGCGATCTACCAGATATAGAGCCAAAACTCATAGTACTTTCCCAAATAAATCCCTTATACAGCAAATGGAATTTCTTATTGGGTGGTGGTAATGTTTCTTTTGTAAATAATAGCCAAGCATCATTCATCAATTTTTCTCCTACCAGTTTTTTCTTCCCATCTACTAATCCTGCTGGATAGGATAAATGGGGATATACCAAAGAGCACAACAATAATGTAAACACCTATTCCTATATAAATCCAAGTAGACACCAATTCTCTCCTTTCATCTATTTGTTAGGTTAAACCTTACTACCATAATAAGATTCAACCTAATTATCGAAGTCCGATTTATCAATTCTTATATTACTTGTTAGCCATATTCTAAATATAACATAAATAAATCTCAATCCCACTAAGAAAGATGGTATAAAAGCAATATACCAACGTAATTCCTGTGGGCATAATACATGCCATATTATAAGGGGTAGTTGTACTGTTACCCACATATAGAAGAAAAACCAATCACGATTTGGCATTGTAACTCCCAAAATTAGGTCTAAATATGGGAATTGATTCCCAAAATTTAATCAGTAATATGTTACAAATTGTAAGCAATTTATTCAGTTTATATGACATATTTTACTCACTAACCCTTTCTTTATAGTATTTAAGTATATTCCGCAACTCAACCACTTCATCTTTTAGCTTTGCTACTTCCCCATACTTGGCAATAAGTAATTCAACCAAATTCTGATGGCTAAGGTTGGTAAAGAAAGCCCTCAGATTCTCGTCCATTATTTTCCTTTCCTTGTGAACATTTCAAGCAACAAAAACACAACCCCTATTACAGCTACTACCAATACAAAATATTCATCTATTAGAGATATTTGTAATGTTTCACCAATCACCCTAAAGATCAGGGCTAATAAAACTGTTATAAGTAAAACTCTGTATTCTGACTCTGTTTTCATACTACTCCTCTCTGCTATAATTATAAAACAACTTCCTAATTCTGTCTAGTCTTATCCATATTGATTATTTCCTGTATGCAATTCTTACAAAGAGTATAATACCAATGCCCAAATACAACAGACTTTGCTGGTTTCCCACATAACTCACAGGTTTCTGCTGATTTCTTCTCATATTCATCTATCAAAAGTTCAGTTTCTGGCATACACCCGTTATGATAAAATCTTAGTTCCCCAAACTTACTTTTCACCTGAACAACATTAAATTCTGGGGTTTCTATTCCATCATCAATTAGTTCCTGTATTTTCTGGCTTAGTTCCAATAGCATATCCAGCCAGCCATCTCCAACTTCAAAAGCTACCCCATTACCATAATACCCTTTATAGAATTTATATCTACTTAGCTTTTTTAGTTTACCCTTTTTCATTTTGTACCTTTTTCCAGACAAATATTGGCTCTGTTTTGAATTTTACTATATGTTTATTTTTCTGTCCAAGGAATTTACTAAGTCGCATGTGGTATGTTTCAGGTAAATACCCAAATATCTTACTACCTAACCGTAGGGTGTCATTGGTTATTGGTTCTCCAACATTCAAAACCAAATACCCACCCTCTTTAAGATAGTCATAAGATTTCTTTATCAGGGGCTCTAAAAACCCAGCTACCCATTTCTCATAAGTGTTATACCTTACATAGGACTGCCAATCATTTTCAGCATACTTTTCTTTGTCATAGTAAGGTGGAGAAGTAAACACCAGATCGAATTTAGGAAGAAATTGAGTTTCTTCAAACGGTCTGCATACATGAAATAACCAAGGAATGTTTGTAAAGTTTGTATCAATATAGGTTGTAAGTAGCTTAGTTCCACTAACAGAATGAATATTAGGGTCTACACCAACATACTCTTTCACCCCAGCAGCCAAAGCACCGAAAGCCCTACCACCATACCCAGAACACGGGTCTAAGACACAGGAATTAGAGTTTGCAAAGGTCTTATAAACCCACTTGGCTACAGATGGTCTAAAGTTAGATACACTCTGCCCCCCAAAGGCTGTTAAAGCTCTACGCACACAGGACTTGTTCAGTGGTCTATCGTTGTATTTTATTCTCTTTACAATAGCTGTGTGGAACAGGTTATCATCTCTAAATATCTCCATTGGGGATAAAGCATTTCCACATTTCACACTGTACATTTCTGGGTGAAACATATTGCAAGAGGCTAACCCAACCATTGATTGCTGTATTTCATTATTCTCTAATAACAGGTTTCTGTGGTTACTTTTCCTAAGGGCTAAGAACTCCATGTTCACTTTATCATAGTCCAAGTCAAAGTAAGGAAACCCCTCTTTTCTGTAATGCTCTACAACAGTCCAAGCAATTTCATCTATATCTTTCTTAGGTAGATTTTTCAATACTTCATAATGTGTAGTTTGTATTTCATCATACGTTAGTTTCATCTTCATTTTCCTTTGTGTGATGTTCTATTCTCTTTTTTGCTATCTCAACATATTCTTCTTCCAAGTCAATTCCTATAAAGTTAAACCCAAGTTTTACACAGGCTATTCCTGTTGTTCCACTTCCCATGAACGGGTCTAGGACTTTCCCATTGGGTGGGGTAATTAGTGTTACAAGATGTTCCATTAAGGCAATAGGCTTAACTGTAGCATGGTTATTTTTCATAAGATTGTTTCTAACATTTCCTGAACCAGTAAGTAAGGATTGATTTACAGTGCCCATTAACCCCCCACCAATTCTATCTGGTAAATCATCAAGTCCCTCATTTTTTCACGCTTCGATGGTTTGGCTACATAGAAAAATAGTGCAGCTGAACCCCCATTCTCTGGAAACATCTCAACTACTTCATCACTCCCATCATGAATGATATTTGCTGGCCATCTTCCTTGTGTATTCATTTCCTGCTCATAGTCTGGTCTTTCTAACTGCCCAAATCCAGACCACTGTTCTAATTTGTTTATAGGAACAGGCTCACTTGGAACTCTACAAGCATCTATGTTTATAGCCCCAACACCATGTTTCATAAGATTTTCTGCTATATTTGGCTCAGATATTTCTTTCTGACAAAGTGTCCACAGCTCTAAAGCAGGTTTAAGACGAGTCCCCCAGCCAACCCATTTCTTGGCTTCCTCTGTTGTTGGCTGTAGTTCCCCAAGACGATCTACCTGTTCAGTTTCATCTGTATAATTCTTATCTCTATACCCTTGTGTTTTATTTAGTTTAGAAATACCCCAACCACCCCGTTCTAATCTCTCACCGTTTAGTTTACTAAAATCTTTTGTATTAGAACTTCCTGTGGTTAGTTTTCCCTCTATGGCTTTGGCTACATTATGTGAGTGCGGAAACCCCTGACCATAGAGCCATCCAATAATATCTATTATAATAAATCCAGCATCTTCTAGATTTACTGCCATTCTATGCTGTGTTCTAGTGCCACAGGCTACTAAAGCATACCCACCGGGCTTTAGAACTCGCAAGCACTCTTGCCATAATTCAACTGATGGTATTTCATAATCCCATTTTTTATTAAGAAATTTAATCCCATAGGGTGGATCACATACAATTGAATCTATTCTATTATCTTTCATCCTTTTCAGAACTTCTAGGCTATCACCCTGTATTAATTTAACTGCCATTAGTCCCACCATCCCAATGAATATCTTCTAATATAGTCTGTAAGAAGTTCTATGTCCTGCTGTCGCATACAATCATAGTAGAAACGTTTGACCCCATTTTTGTTGGGAAAGATTATGTTTCTAGCATTGTATGGGTTTTCGTTTGCTAAGCGTTGGCATAGAATTCTAGCTGTTTTGATTCTAACCTTATCTTTTTCTGTACTAGCAGTAATCCAATTAGCTGTATCCATTTCCATAGATTCCAACTTCCTAGCCCAGATAACAAACATAAAAGCAAAATCATAGTCCTGATCTTTAACTATCGTTGGAAACCAGAAAATAAGGTTTCTAATGCTTCTAATAATCATTCTAATAGTTTTATTCATTAGAATTGCCTACTTAATCCAATAATTATGCAAACAATTCCAAAGACCCATAATAACCACAACCCCATGTAGCCAAGTTTTGGAACAAAATCCCCCCAAAATTCGTCTTTTACTCTTAACAAGTATAGCCCAGCCAATATATACACTACCAACCAAATATAATTAAACATCTTCATACACCTTTCCTGTGTGCATATTTTTATAGGGGAAAATTCTATTCCCCTCCATATAAACCAGATAACCAGACCTATCTAAAACCGACACCACTTCGTTAAAACCCTTTCTATTTAATCCGTGCTTTCGTGCCAACTCTTTATTTATTGTGTTGGTGGATACCCCACCCTTATCTTTATTTTCAACCACTACTTCAAACATTTTCTGTGCTAACTCAGTTCCCCCGTCTTTTGGGTAAGAAAACAACACTGGCTTCTTACCTCTTTTTCTACAGTCCTGACAACATTCCTCATCTTCATTACTTGCATAAAACCATACCCCACAATTGCTACAGGTAATCTGTACCTTCATCCTATCCCTCTATCTCTGCAATAATATCATCAGTGTCTTTATCTTTTTTAAAGAAGTTCCCAGTAAAGGAAAATTCATCAATTTTTTTCCCAACTATAGTAGTTAGTTTTCCACTACTTCTCAGTCTAAGGGGTTCAAATACTTTTATAGATAATTTATAGTCCTCTTTACCAACATACCCTTTATGCAGAGTTACCAAATCCTGAAATAGGGCTTTAGCTGATTCCAAGTTGTCAAATTCTTTTATTTCAGAGCTTGACCTATCCAACATTGTTTTAGACTTTTTGTGTGTTAAATTATAGGTGACATAATAGACTTTTTTCATTTTACCTCCTTGCTCTTATTTTAATTCATACTTGTAAATCTGTCTAGGGTAGGATATATTTAAATTGCTAACAAGTTAGTTGCTCTCATTGAGGAGGCTCTCGTTAACATAAGGCGTAAGATGTGGCTTAGCTTTGGTAACATCCAAATGTAATGATGGTTATTGCGCCGCAAAAAGCAATCGGCAACATCGGAGCTAGTGACCTGAAAGAGCGAGAAACGGGTGAGTTCACAAGAGCTACCCGTTCTCTTTTATCCTTGTCTTTATGCTTTCTGGAAGTATGAATGTTAGTGTTCCTTTTGTCCCCCAAAAGTCTAACACTATAATCATCTGCCCATCTTTGTAATCTACTGACACTAAAAATAACTTCATAAATGCTCCTAGAGAAAAAATTAGGAATGAGTAGGATTAGACTCATTCCTTGTAGATATAAACCTGACGACACAAATTCAATCTCTTATAGGCTTCTCCTTTTTATAGTAGCGGAGTTGGGAATCGAACCCAATTGGATTCTGGTTATGAGCCAGAGGAGATTCCTTACCTCCCCTCCGCAATAAAACTATTATAACATAAAACTATAATCTACTGGAATACCATCCAAGGTTCAATTTTTACTAAACTTCCACAGCTTTTTAGAGGATGTAAGTATCCCGGTATCTCTCCACTATCTCTATAAAATTTCATTTTCTTCTCAGTAGTTTCCTGATCTGGGCAAAAATAGTGTAGTAAAACTTCTGGTGTTTCAAACTTGTAAGCATTTTTTAATGGTCTAGTATCTACAAGCTCTGTGTTATACGGGTGTCCCTCTACAAATCTAATTCCAGAATCTGCTGTAAAAGCAAACAAGCCCTGACCGTGTTTATTTAGGTCTGGAAAATATTTATCAGTACCCCACATATACATTCTGTAAGCTAAAGCTACCTTTATATTATTTTTAGTGGCTTCTTCTAATCTATCTCGTAAAGACAACTGTAAATCTTTATTTGGAACACAATCAGCATCATCATGCACTATCCATTCTGCCCCAGCAGCTATTGCATGATCTATCAGAAAGTTCCAATGTCCACCATTAGGGTTTCTCCAAAGCCCCTTTTCCATTTGTACTTTAACATTATAGTGAATCACCTTTGTTTTTGGGTAGGATTTAGCAATCTCTACTGTGGCATCCTCAGACCCCCCATCTGAAACAATAATCTCGTCACAACCAGCGTCTAAATAAGTCTTTATAAATCTTGCAATATTTTTTTCTTCATTTCTTACTCTAACCCCAGCTATAATTTTCATGTTAAAAATTCCTTTTAATAATTTTACTTTAGTAATAAGAAAACTGTCAAGGCTTAAAACATTTGCCCCCAGACTTGTCGGAATCTGGGGGCTTCCAAAGAAAGGAGATGAAAATGAAATGTATATTTATTTTACCACATCTCCTGTACAGGTCAAGCTAAAACACATTATTCCTTGCTACCATTACAAAATCAATTCCACCAGAGGTAAACCGTTCCAAGGTATTAGAAATTGTGTTCTGACTTATATTCAATATTTCACTTATATCCCTGTAAGATTGTCCACTGTTTATTCTAATAAGAATCTCGGCTCGTAATTTTATCCTTTTAGAGAAGTTTCCTTTCAGAATATTCTTTAATCTTTCAATTTCGTGCTTAGTTAAAGATATTTTATATTTTATTTTCATTCGTTCCCGTCCTTTGGTGGTTGGTATCTTCCAACAAGGTCAGGGCATTCCATTTGATAGAACATCAATTCATCTTCCAGTTCCTGCACACGTGATTGGAGACGGGTGATTTCGTCAAGGGCATTTGGATAGTTATTACAGGCTTCGGCAATATATTTTGCGTTCGCTATTCCTTCATCCTTTGAAACAGAACCATAAGTTATTTGTTCCATATACGTTTCAAATCTTCCCTCGATTGAACCTCCTATACGTCTTATGGAAGGGTAATCATCGCCCCAATCACCAATGGTTGCTTTAGCAATACAATCAATTTTGTTTGATATTTGACCACATTTGTCACAATCACAGGCTTTCCACGGAAGTGGAGAAATACGGTTTAGCAATTTCTTTTGTTCCTCAATCCATTCAGGTGTAAATTCAGTCATCATTCACCTCTAGCTCCACTCCACTATTCCATTTTCGGCAAATTCATCCATTGTATAATTATCTGCCGAAATTCCAGTGTATTCATCAATCTTTTTCCAAGATGTACTAAAAATTTTTCCACAGTGTTTACAGGCTTCTACAGTCTTTCTTAACTTATAACCTTCGTATCTATAGCTCCACACATCATCCTTCTCCCCCAATAATTCATTTGCTTTCCAAGGTTTTGCCATCCATTTAGAAACATAGTTTTCAACCTCGTGTCTATCTTGCCCACACTCTTTGGTATGAAAATCTTTTTCTACTTTGTTTTTGAGAACAAAATATAAGGAGATTACCGCAACAACTATTAATATCCATTCAAATGTTGTCATCATTCACCTCTTCTAGGGCTTTTCTGATTATTCTTCCAATTTTTGATTCATCATCTACATAAGAATCAATATCCATCAACGCGTACCTCAACCTCACAATCTCCGCATCCTTCTGTGCTATGGTTGCGGTGAGGGCATCTAATGATTCGTTTTGTGAAATATTTTTGTTATCGAAGTTACAACGAGGACATACTATATTTGTATAGTGATAATAAAGAAAACCACATATAGGACATTTGACCATCGGGTCGCTATTTGTGCTCATCACTCAACCTCCACATACTTGATACGCTTGCCACATGATGGGCAAAAGTTGAACTCGCCCTTTGTAATTTGTACCGAACTGTCATATTTTATTTTACAACCCGTCATCCAAAATCTCCAGCCATGTTCATTAACTTCTGTTTCATGCCACTCGCACACATCCTCAACAACAAGCGGACACCATGAGGGTACATCTTGTGAATCATGTATCTGATTTTTTGTAGCAAAACAAATAAACAACTGTTTTTCTTTACTATAAAAAGATAATTCACACTCACTACAACAACGTTTTGTCTCATCCACAACAATCTTGATTACGTTCATGTTATGCCTCCCCCTTCTAGTATTACTTCATTATTTAAGCCCTGTTTAGTGATAGCACCAATCTCACATAAAAGTTCAGCAGCAAACATAGTATTTCCTGTTGTTGTAATAATAAGTATACTGTTCAAGGCCTCTTTCAACTTCTTATTTTCTGCTTTAAGATTAGTTCTTTCATCAGCCCACTCTAGCCATTCTTTAGCTTCCATTTTTATGAACACGCATCCTCCTCTGCTTTGGTACATAAGCTACAAGAATTTCTATGAAGTAAAAACTGTAGTCTATGCTTTTCTTTCTCTTTTTTATCTCGACTGTTTACCCACTTATCGTAAAGTACCCAACCCTCTCTACAAATATAAATTTCTTTATTTTGCATTTGGTACTTTAAACTTACTGTGGTATTCATCCCAAATAGTCTTACGAGTTTCTTTTGGAAGCCCCCTAATAGCATCTGCTAAAGCCACTTTTCTACCAATAGCCTTACAGAACTGATCTTTTGGATGACAAATAGATTGACCAACCAAAGTCCAGTTACCATCCTCTACAGTACATATTGTAAATCTCCTATTCTCATTTTCAAATTCAATACTAGGTGGAATTACAATATAAGTATGCTTAAATTTAATTTTCATATTCGGTTTCCTTTCTGTCCTTCTAATAATCTAATCTTACCCTGTAGGTAATTTACTTGCTCAACTAGATTTACTCCATTAGAATGTGTATATCCCAACTTAAGTAAATCTTCACAAACTGTAGCTTCTGTAAAATAAAAAGCTACCAAATCAGCCGGGGTTATTCCCTTTTTAGGTGGTACATAATTAGTAAAAATTGACTGCATATTTTCTCCTTATCCTTGGCAATAATTATCATAATAAAATTGTTTTTGTTCCTCTGTCCACCATTCTTTTGAAGAACACCCCCACACTTTTTGATAATATTCTTCATCAAAATACTTTTTATCACACCGTACACAAATAAAATCATTGTGATCTCTCATCAGACTAACTCCACTAGGAAAAACCCAACGATTATATTTATGCCCAAACTTTTTACATATAAACTTATTAATTATTGTTACTATTTTTATTCTCACCATTCTCCTTTTCTTTAATCTTTAGCTTATAATATATTCTAATACCATATATCATTTTCTGTCAAGGTATTTATAGCAAAAAATTGGTCACTAACTGTAGCGGTTTTATCCTTGCACGATTTCAAAAATATAATTACAATATAGCCACCCTGCCAAGGAAAATACATATATATTAATTAACTATTGTTATAACGGGTATAGAATTTTATGTTAACAAGTTGACGCAGCAGCCATTTGGAGCAGCGACTACACGCAGCCTGTGGCTTGTATGTGTATGGTATAATTATGTAATGAAATGGACAAAAGAAAAGAGAGAGGAAAAGAGTAGGAAAACTAGGGTTATAAGTCCAGACTTGGTGTTTTGTACTTGGGTCATGTTCAGGAATATGCGTTTAGTCAGGGACAGGTTATATTTTGATGGGGTGTTCAACCCAGAAACTGGAATGGAGTTTACTCGTACTGCTTTAGGTATGGCTATGAGTAAATCAAGATTTTTTAAAATCTACGATGCCAAGAGAAATCCAGACTTAGGAGGAACTTTAGACCCAGATGCCCCACCAACAGCAAGTGAATTTGAGTTTGCTTCTAAATATTATCTTGATAACATAGCTAAAGAGGCAGCCTCAGTTCAGAGAAGGTGTAAGGAAATACTTGAACGAGCATGATTATGTATTATTCTTATTCAACGGAAGATGTATACGTTGTGGAAGAAAGACCAGAGTTGTGCATGAGATAAGCCCAAGAATACTTGGCAAGAAATCTATGGAGTTAGATAACAGAGTACCACTATGTAATGAGTGCCACGATTGGGCACATAATCTTGGAAGTATAAAGAGCGGTGAAGTTCTTAGAGAATTGAGAGAGAGAAAATTAGGCTTATGGAAAAAGACATAACACGTACCTTTTCAGATGAATATAAAAGCACACTATTCTTGGCATGGTATAGGGCTGGGTGTCCAAGAGATGTAGGTAAGATTATTATAGAGGATGAGTATGGTAATACCCCGTCTAAACTAACTGTTCAGAGTTGGTCAAGGAAAGAGAATTGGAAATACAGGGCTGAGGTACTTGATAGGGAAGTAAAAAAGAGAATTGAAGATGCTGCTATCCATGAAAAGGTGGAAATGCTGAAACGACAGGCTGAATATGGTAAGAAGTTGCAGGAACAGGGGTTTGAATTCTTTGCAGAACATGGAGTCAATAAAGAAGCTACAGCCTTGCAGATGATAAAAATAGGGGTAGAGATTGAACGTAATACACGTGGGTTGCCACAAGCCTTAGCAAAGATAGCCCAGATGGATAACATTACTCTTTCAGAAACAGCCAATAAATTACTTTCTCAGTATGAAGAAGATGAAATTCAAGTCTTGGTTGATATGGTAGATGTTGTTGATTCCGACTATGAGGAAATAGATGACTAAAGTTCAACGTAAAATGACCAAAGAAGAACGACAGCAGCTTGTAGCCCTCTTGACAGAAATGAAGTCCAGAGGAATAGAAGTCCCTAACCAAAAGCAAGCTGTTGATTATTCAACTAAATCCAAATTATGGAACATGGATGAGAATGGATATTACAAAAGATTTGATGGGGCTAGGTTTAGAGCAACGGAAGTACAGGAAAAGTTTATACACAGTACAGCAAAGCTCTCTTTATATAGTGGTGGTAGAGGAAGTGGAAAAACTTGTTCGGGAAGCCAGAAAGCTATAAATAAAATTCGTCAGGGGCAATCAGGAATGGTTCTAAACCCAGACTTTGAAAACTTTAAGTATTCAACTTGGGTTGAGTTCAGACAATGGATTCCTTGGGAGATGGTAGTAGAAAGGCATAGATATAGGGGATTCCCAGATTGGAGTCCATCACAGCCTTTTACTCTAAACTTCTTGAATGGGGCTACTGTTACTTGTAAAGGTTTGAAAGACCCAGAGTCTGCTCGTGGTGCTAATGTAAATTGGCTTTGGTATGATGAAGCTGGTAGAGATCAAACAGGTCTTGGTTGGCAGATAGCTTCTTCCTGTGTTCGTGTAGGTGAATATCCTCAGCTTTGGGCTACCGCTACCCCTAAAGGTACAGATCACTGGATGTATGATTTGTTTATCAAACAAGAAATAGACCCACAGGCTTTAGATGAGTTTTCCTCTGTGTATCCTAACAATAAATTTGTAGAGTTCTTCTTTGGAAGTATTGAAGATAACAAAGCTAACCTAGACCCCGGCTTTTATGCCCAGCAGTTAGCTACCTATGCAGATGGTTGGTTACGAGAGCAGGAACTGTTTGGTAAATTTGTTAGTTCTGGTGGTTCACTTGGCAATAGAGATTGGTTTACTGGTAAGATACTTGATTCAGAACCCTTTATAGCCAGAGCTTCAAGGAGTTCTGTTACACAGGTTAGATATTGGGATATGGCAGCCACAGAAAAGAAAATGGTGGTAGGAAAAAAGGGCGGTTCACCCGACTATACTGTTGGAACAAAGCTAATGCGTGACTATTCAAAATTTATTATTGCAGATCAGGTTGTTGTGAGAGAGTCTTGGTCAGGAATTGTTGATGCTATAGTAAAAACAGCTTATATGGATGGAAAGGATGTTCCAATTTATATAGAGAAAGAGCCAGCTTCTGGTGGAAAGAATCAGGTAGCAGCAATAGCTATGATACCTGAGCTTACTGGATTTACTGTGAAAGCCCATGACCCAAGATCAATGGGAGATAAGGTGATGAGATCACAACCTTGGTTTGCCAAAGCCGAGGCTGGTTTAGTCTACTTAGTACGTGGTTCTTGGAACTCTGCTTTTCTAAATCAATTTGCAAACTTCCCAGATGTAAGGCATGATGATCTTGTTGATTGTGTAAGTGGGTGTTTTGCTATTTTAGCCCCACCTAGTTCGTGGGGTAAGATTGAATTTATCGCTCTTTAAGACTATTATAATTATATTATTATGTGTTATTATATTTATTTGGAGGACTTATATAAATGGCTAGAACAATAATTCAAACTAAGAAGGAAAACCAAAGGTCGGAAGGTTTACCAATGTATTTATATAGGATTCTTCCAGAATGGAATAGTCCTACTTGGTACGATAGTACACGGTGGAGAAATATAGTTAGAAATCAACCCATAGCTATGATTTGCAGGGACACATTGATTTCTAATATTTTATATTTAGATTGGGCTATTACTCCTAGAGATACTGCTACAAAGAAAGAGTATGGAAAGGAAGTTAACTACTATACGAAGTTACTAGAAAATAGTGGTTGGATAGATTATTCTGGGCTTGTAGAATTGGTGGCACAGGACTTACTGGATTTACCTTTCGGGGGAGCAATCGAAGTTGGTAGAAATGGGGATAAGCCAGAAGGTCGTGTAGAATGGCTTAAAAACCTAGATGGGGCAACTCTATACCCTACATTGGACTTAGATTACCCTGTTATCCAGAAAAGCCCCTACAATGCTTCAAAAATGATTAGCTTTCCAGATCATGCTATAGCAAGAACATATCTGACCCCCAGACCAGAAATTGAAAGAGAAGGCTGGGGAATGGCCCCACCTGAAAAGATTTATCTGGCTCTTGAATTACTATGGCGTGGAGATCAATATTATGCAAATCTTTTGTTAGATACCCCACAGGCAGGTATTCTTGATTTGGGTGATATGGAAAAGACCACAGCCAAAGAATGGGTTGATGGTTTTAGGGAATTGATGAGTGGTGTAAATGCTTTCAAGATTCCTGTTTTGTATGAACACAACTCAGCAGTAAAGTGGATACCATTTACTAAGCCCCCAACAGAAATTATGTTTGATGGAATAACCACAAAGTATGCTTCTATTGTAGCTGCTGGCTATGGTTTGACTTTGAGTGATATTGGGTTTACAGCTTCTGGTAATGGTGGTGAAACCTTATCGGGTACTATACGATCAGAACGTAAAACTCGTAGAACTGGTTTGGCGGTACTAAAGCTAAAGCTACGCTCATTCTTTAATTCTATTATTCCTGCACATTTGGAATTCAATTGGGTTGATTATGAAGAAGAATTGAATGTATCTTTGGGTAGAGCCAGACTTTCAAACGCTACAGCTTTTGAATTATTGGTTAAGAATAAAATTCTTACTCCAGAGGAAGCACGTTTACAGGCAATAGCTGATGGGCTAGTGACTATTCCTATTCCAGATGAAATACCAGAATCAAAGCTGTCCGATAATCTTGACACGGAAGCAACTACAGCTAAAAGACCGGGAACTCTTGGTGATCCCGTAAATCCGTCTTTAGGCGGTCATGGGGAAGTTACAAACAAAATGATAACCAAGATTGCTGAGAATGAGGTACGGGATTTTTTACAAAATAAGTTCAATACTTTGGGAAATAAGATAGTAGATGGGTTTAAAGAAAGCTACAAACAGATATATGCTTTCTTGATGAATGACCTTGAAACACTTATGTCCAGTAATGTAAAGCGAGCTAACATTAATTTGAAAAGGTTAGAGGAACACCTAAATTCTTACCCTTGGTGGAGATTATCTCTAACAGCAAGTGAAAGAGATTCTCTTTATCAATTGTATTTAGACATATATACAGAAGCAGCTATTGAGCAACAAAAAGAATTCTATGCTTATTTGGTTGGTCTTGGGTATGACATTCCAGATGACTTTTCCTCTTTTGATTTGAAGAACACAAGTGTATTAGCTGCTATCAGGCTACTAGCCAATGAACTGGAAGTAGCTCTAAATCAGGGAACACAATTCTATTTGGCTGAAACCATAGCTTCTGTGTTTTATGATCTGGCTTTTTCAGCAGAGGTAGATACTTTATACAGTGCTGGTAAGAGCACAGAGGAAATTTTCAATGACTCAAAAATAGTTGATATGGCAATTGCTTTGTTTGCTACATGGCTATTTAATAAAATGAATTCTAGGGTAGAAACTACAACAACCTATGAAACTGAAACTATGGATAGAATGGCTAAATTTGATTCTATAGCTATGGTTGGTTTGACAGAAAAACATTGGATTACAACGAGCCAAGAGCCCTGCCAAGAACACTGTATACCAAATCAGGACTTAGGTTGGGTAAGTATGGATTACCAATACGATGGGGCATTTGGTAAAGTATTACACCCCCTTGCCCATCCACATTGTATGTGTGATATAATATACCAGAAAGCTGAGTTAGAGAATTTAGCTAGGTCAAATAACTTTGAGTTTTGGTACGGAGATTAAATGTTAATTAGGGATGATATAAAATTATTACTACCTATTCTTGCAGACAGGACAAAAGGGGCTGATTTTATCCTAGAGATAGGATGTGCCTTTGGTGATGGCTCTACTACTGTCTTTAAGAAATTGATGGAAGAAAACCGTAGAAAGAATAAACTTTACATTAGTGTTGATCTTGAAGATGTTATTATCCCAGAGTATAGACCAGTAGGTTCTTGGTGGCATTTGGTACTGGGTGATAGTAGAAAGTTAGAAACTCTACAGAAAGTTCAAGATATAGCTAAAAATAAATTAGCAGATGTTATCTTTATAGACACAGAGCATAACTATAACATTATGGAAAAGGAATTAGAAGTTTGGAAAAATATTTCCCATGATAAGACTATCTGGATGTTCCATGATACTTGGATGAGTGGAAAATATAACCCAATGACTGATGCCATAAAGAAGTTTGTTGAAAGAAATCCTAGGTGGAGATATGAGGATTTATCAGAGGAAAATAACGGACTTGGTGCGTTGATACCAGTGGAGAAATTATGAGTAAGTATTACAAAAGAATTTCAGAAGTAGTAAAGGCTAAACAGTGGAATGGGACTCCTATACGTGGAGTAACAATTCGAGATGGAAAAGGATATATAACAATAAATAAAGGATTATATGTCTTAGACCCAAGGGATTGGATTTTAATCCATGAAGATGGTAGTAGAAGTATTTTAAAGAATGAGGAATTTCTTACCTTGTATGAATTCGATAGGGAAGATGAATATGAGGATGATGAGCAAAAAGAACTCATTCTGTATAAAGAAGTAGAATATGAAGCAGTATTTGAATATAAACCAGAAGATAGAAAACGGAGGAAAAATGCCAGTAAAAAAGGAAGTACAGCAGGAAACATTTCCTAGTGAAGGATTTGAAAAATTGAATATATTGGAGAATATTGATATGGATTACAAAGAGATAAAATTTATTTTACGAACTATCGGAGCTGTTCCATCTGGGGCAGGTCTTATTACGGTAGATCAGGCAGAAAACTATATTAACTCATTCCTAAAAGAAGGGTGGAAGATTTTCAAATTTGATGTTTTAGAATCCCTACCCGAAGGTAGGAGAGTATCTTGGCTTCTAGTCCGGTAGTAAATTTCTTTTTACTGTTAGGTTTAGGGTATTTACTTATGTGGCTGTTTAAAAAACAGCCACTTTCGTATGGTATAGCCAGATGGCTGGATAAGAAACTTCAAATTCATTCTTTTGTGGACTTATTAGACTGTTATCTTTGCTTGGGGGTATGGAGTTTTTCGGTGTTGTCTTGGCTGTTTAAATTTACTATAATATCTATAGGGATTCCCATTCTGGAATTTGTGGTTACGGGATGTGTAATGTCGTTTATTGGCTATCTAATATTTAGAGGATGGGAATCCTCTTTTATGAACATAGTTATTGGGAGTTAACTTTATGCAATTGTCTGAATTTACATTTTATATATCAAAGGCTTCTTTCGATAAAACAACACAGGAACGCAGATGGTCAGCAGTTGCTAGTGATACAGATTTAGATTTATCTAAAGAGAAAATGTCCCTTGAAGTATTTAAATCCTTTATAGAAAAAGCTAAAGCAGATGTTAAAGTACCTGCTCCATTTGCTTCTAAATTCTGGGATGGTGGTATGCCCTATATAAGTGTATCCCACTATTTAGATTTAGATGGTAAGTGGGCTGCTGGTATAGTAGAGGACTTATACATAGACGGGGAGAAGCTAAAAGCCAAAGGTAAGTTTTCTAATAACCCCATTGGAATAAAAGTATTTGATTCTGTGTGCAAAAGTCTGTATAGTGAAACTGGTGATGGATATGAGCAAAAGATAAGAATTTCCATAGGCTTTATAGATTATGCTCATAAACACGGTGATATATTGTTTGAGAGAAAAAATTTATTAGACTCCTGTCCCTACTGTGCTAAGGGGATGGAAAACAAAGTCTATGTAGACGGTCAGTTGGTGCACTTAGCAGTAACAAGAATACCGTGCAATCAAAGGACTGAATTTGGACTAGATTTGGAGGAAAAAAGCATGACTACTAGAAAACAAGATGCAGCCACAATCGTAGGTGAGGAACTGGCTGAGGAAATGGAAACTGAACACAGTTTAATTGGTAAGGCAGAAGAATCTCTGGTTATTAAGAAAAAGAAAGAAGAACTAGAGAAAGAGGATTCTGAGGAAAAACCTACAGAGGAAGAAAAACCAACGGAGGATTCTGAGGAAGAGTCTGATGAGGATGAGGAAGAAGAAAAGGACAAGAAAGTTAAAAAGTCTGAAGCAGAAGCCACATCTTTTGCAGAATATCAGGAAAAGACCCTTAAGTTCCAAGAGAAATTAGAGGAAAAACTTGAATTAGTTATTAATAAGTTGGATAATAGGGTTGAATTGGTACAAAAAGTGGAATCTCATCCTTTGGATGAATCCCTTATGAACCTTAAAAGTCTATATGACTCAGCTATTGAGAACTATGAAACAGTTGATGAACGCTTACAGGCTATACAGAGTGGAATAGATGCGGTGGGAGAAGCGATTTTGGAAAATGTTAAACCCAAGAGTGAAGCAAAATCCGAAGCACAAACCTCTAGCTCGAATGAAAGCATTGAACGCATTATAGAGAAAGCCATAGCCCCATTAGCAGAGAAGTTGGCAAAGATTACTGAACAATGGAATACTGTAGTTGAATCACAAAATACAGTAAACAAGGGAGTTTATATCCCGAAACCTCGTGGAATGAGTTCTAATGATCTTGCTATTAAGTCAGAAGTAAGTAATAATAGCCCAACCCCAAAGTTGGCAGCTATGATTAGAGGAACAACTAAAAGTCAAACTCCACGAACAAGACTTTAATATTTTACAGGAGTAATTATTATGAGCGAACAAATTTTAGATTTAGCAGAGGGTGGAGCTTTTCAAAGCAAAGCCACTGATCCCGTAGTTACTAATGTTGCTACTCCCGGTGATTTCACTGGTCAGTTCCCCCAACCATTAGATACTACAGAACTGTTAGCTATGTGCGAGGAAGTAACTGCTTTGCAGACTATCCCCTCAAAAAGCACTATGCTTAAACAGGAATATTGGCGTGAAATGAGTGCGTTGCAGTTTGCTTCTGGTTCTAGCTATATTGCTTTTGCAGATGGCGAGTGCCCAGAGGAATACAACCACAGTGGTAGTAACCTTACGGTTACTTTAAAGAACATCGGTGCTAAGAAATCATTAACCGAAAGTGATATTCGACATTCAATGGCTGTTTCAGCAGCTGGATGGAACGGAATCAATCGGTTACTTGGTGGGCAAGCTAGTTCAGCAGGTATGCCCGGTGGAGCAGACTTTGGTTCATTTATGTCCGAGCAAGTTATGGGCTTAAAGGAAAAAGAAGTTCGTTTAGCAGCCACCTTAGTTATGAACGGTTGGGATCGATTATTGGTTGATGGAGATTCAGGCGACAACGCATTAGAATTCTCTGGTATTCAGAACTGGCAGGGAGATATGTCTGTTACGTTCCATAATAACCTGAGTAATTCAACATCTGGTGCTACATTCTCCGCAGCTAACTTTGATCGTTTCTTATCAGAAGGTTGTGCAAAACCAACTCACATCTATGGACACCCCTCAGCTATTCAGGAAATGTTATCAGGATATTTCCAATTAGGCTTTGCTGGTTCTCAGGTTGTGAACTTCTCTGATGGGAATCGTGTTACCCCCGGATTTAACTTTGCTGGGTTTGTGAACACTGGTATTGGTCGTTTAGTTGTAGTTTCCGATTACAACTTTGATCGTGCAGATGCTGGTGGTGGAACATTTACTTCTACCCTTTACGGTTTGCGTATGACACACAATGGTGATCCTTTGGTGTATCGTGTAGATCAGTTCCCATTGACCTATCGAGATTTAGCCCCCGGTTGTACCTCTGTAGCTTTCGAGGTATGGGCTAAGACAGCTTTGGTTATCAAACATGCTTGTGCTCACAGTGCATTTACTTCTAAATTCACTGGAAACATTGTAACTACCTGTAACGTAATCGGGTAAGAGTAAGCATTAACAAAACAAAGACCGAGCTTTGCTCGGTCTTTTTGGTTTTAGGGGTGTAAATTACAATTTTATCCGTTATAATATAGAATATAAATATTTTAGGAGTTTAAATGATATATTTTAGAGATATTACCAAGCTATGTGAGGGCGGTATGATATGGCGATTACAACCACGATTAGCGATAAAGCAGGGGAGAGGAGTGTAACATGCCAAGTACAGCGCAAAAAATGCTGCTATTGTTCGGCGGCAAACGAATAAACGAAGTCCAAACAACCTATGCAGGCGAAGCGGTTTATGGCGTATCATGGGATAAAACCGATACACCGCTGACCAGAATAAATGGGAGCGTTGGGTTTACAGCGGAAGCTGGTGTAGATGCGACAACCGTAACCAATGATTTTGATACCGCTTCCATTTATTCAGAGTTTGACGAATACACTGACGCTGATAGTAATGTTTTTGTAAAGATTCCGAAATTCTACATACGTAAGACTGATACAGCCACTAAAAAAACATGGCAGATATGTAAAGCGAGAATGCCTAACTCATACTTGCCGTGGTGCTTTTATAACTTTTCAACAGGTGCTGAATTAGATTTTGTGTATGTTGGAAAGTATCCTGCGGGCACAACCCTGACGGGTGGTACGAAGTTAAACAGCTTGCCGAACGAATATCCGCTTGTGAGTAAGAATATTGTCGAATTTAGAACCTACGCAGAAGCCAATGGTGCTGGTTATCAGCAATTAGACATTCACGTGTATGATATGTTGCAGGTTTTGTTCACGGTGGAATTTGCGACGCTGAATAGCCAGGCGATTATGACCGGGTGGACTGCTGGAAATTATGCAGCGACTGAAGTATTGACAGCGGACACATCAGCGGCTAACACAATTGTTGTAGCAAATACTATTGGTGCTAAATTCGCTGTTGGGCAACCCGTTGGACTAGGATCGACACAGGGTGGTAATCAGGTGTTTTATGGCCGTAACATTACGCAGATTGACGTTGATACACCTGGAGCTGGCAGCACGACCATCACAGTTGATGGGGCTGCGTTTAATGCGGCAACCGGAAACTATCTTTATAACGTAGGCTGGAAATCTGGATTTTCAAGTGGGATTTCTGCGAGCAGTGGATCGCTGGCGAATAATACGAACGGTAAAAATCCATTCCATTACCGCGGGATTGAAAATCTGTATGGGAATGTCTGGCAGTTTGTGGATGGCCTTAATATTAACGCACGGCAAGCCTGGTTTTGCAAAGACGCAGATGATTATGCCAGTAATGTTTTTGCGAGCCCCTACGAACAAATTGGATATGTTAATAAAGACGCAAGTGGATACGTGAAGTATATGGGTTTTGATGCTGCTAATCCAATGATTGAGCTACCTGTGGATGTTAGTGCAAATTTCTACAAAGATTACTATTATCAAAGCACTGCTCAATATATTGCCGTCGTCGGCGGGCGCTGGGGCCTCGGTGGGCTTGCTGGTCTCTGGTATTGGTATCTGCTTTATTCCTCCGCGAACACGTACGTGTTTATCGGTGGTCGCTTATGCAAGAAAGGATAAAACAAAATGGGCGAAGTATTACGATGCAGCAGCAACAGTGGCAGAGTGGGCGGTAGATGTTGCATACTCTGTTGATGATATGGCAGTGTACAAATCTAAAGTGTACAGATGTTTGATTGCACATGTTTCGACATTGGCACTTGATCCCGAAAAAGCCAAGACATATTGGGTTGAGGTGAAATGAAAAAGTTTGCTGGTAGATTAGTTGCGTTAATGATGGTTGTCTATTTGCCATTAGTTACGAATAACTACGAAGCACCAATACCAGACGAACCAATTCCAACATCATACGACAGCAACAAGGGTATTGCGCTGGTGACTCCATTTCTTGAGGACTTGGACGAAGTTGGGGCAGGTTGGTATTACACGTGGACACATTACCCAAAGCCAACAGCGGACAGTAGACATATTCCTATGAGTTACTATGGCTTATTCGATGATAACTTACCCGTAGATTATGACGGGTTTGTGCTATTTCTGAATGAGCCCAACAATCCAGCACCGTATGGGGCAGGCATACAACCCATTGAGGCTGCTAAACGATATGCCGATTTTGTACAGGCTAGACCACAAGCTAAACTGATTGTAGGTAATGCCTCCGCTTGGTCATCCATGTGGTACATCGAATTTTTGATAGAGTTGAACGCTAATTACCCGAACACACCAAAGCCGCAATACTACGGATTTCATGGGTATGTAGAATCATGGATTACAGCCGAACAATTAGATCAATGGTGGACAAGCACGGAATGGTTTATCTATCACTATTCAGGCGTTCATCCAGAAGTATGGATCACAGAGTTTGCAGACACAACGGGTGACACAGAATCATTATCTAGTTTATTAGCGGTAATTGATAGCAAAGCATGGGTTACCAGATACGCATATTTTACCAACAGATACGACCCCGAAGCCGAATACATTCCAGATGGTTGGTTTGATTTCGGATTATTCGAGGGTGGTGTATTATCACCCGTAGGTGAGATTTACAGGACATTTCCATAAAGGAGACAACAAATGGCATACAACGATTTCGCAAGATTAGACGCAGTGGTGGAAGCCACGATTGAGGCGTGATGTCGAAATCAAAACTGGTAGCAGTTGAATTTCAGGCAGAGCTTAGACAAATAAAATCACTTGTCGATAGAAGTTTCAACATAACAATAAACTTACCTGAGAACTGTTTAGAACAAGCTAAAGAAATGATGGGACATTTGAACGAATTGGTAAACATTGTGTTGGTGTTCACAGATAAACCAGATAGCAGGAATTAAAACAGGAATGAGAAACGAAAAAGGGCAATTTGTAAAAGGGATTAGCGGTAATCCAAAAGGGCGCAAACCGAAAGAGCGGGAAATGCGCTATTATGATATTGCCTTGGAATCTGTACCATTCGCACAATGGGAGCGTATAGTTAAAAAAGCAGCCTATCAAGCAGAACGCGGGGACGCGGTAGCTAGAAAATGGCTTGCTGATTATCTTATGGGTGCGCCTGTACAAAAGACAGAGAACAAAAACATTGAAATGACATGGAGAGATTTTATCGAACAATTTGACGAAGGGGGCGACGATGCTCCCGACTAAAACCATGGTTGTTAGTGATCCCGAATTGTTTAGTAAGCATTTTCTCAAAGTATTGGATAAAAATAAAAAACTTGTGCCGCTTGTGTGGAATAAGATGCAAAAACACTTTCACGAACACAGAACCGGCAAAGACCTTTTATTGAAAGCGCGGCAATTAGGGGCAAGCACCTACGTTCAAGCGGAGATGTATCATCGCACGGTAACAAGCACACGCACGACCATGACAATGGCACATGATAGCGAGACCACCCAAAAACTAAGGCGCATGGCAGACAGGTTCTGGGAAAATTGCAAGTTTGGAGACACACAACCGGAGCGAAAATATAGCAATGCCTCACTTGCCACTTATCCTGAATTTGACAGCACTTCGGTTATTGCAACCGCTGGTAGTAAAGAGGCTGGGCGTGGTGACACTTATACAGATTTCCATGGATCAGAGGTTGCATTCTGGAATGACGCTGAAAAGATTATGGCAGGGGCAATGCAGGGAGGATCACCTGATATTATTCTTGAGTCCACACCGAACGGAGCGCAAGGGTATTTCTACGATTTGTGCATGGAAGCATTAGGTGGTAACAGCCCCTGGGCGTTGCATTTTTACCCCTGGTGGTGGGATGAAAATTATAGTATTCCACTTGCAGAGGGCGAAACGGTTATATTTACGGGTGATGAAGAGGACTTATCGCGAAAACACGGATTGACGCCGGAACAAATAAAATGGCGTAGGTCAAAACAGCGTGAATTGAAAAACCTGTTTATTCAGGAATACCCCGAAGATCCGATTAACTGTTTTATTACAAGTGGCAATTCATACTTCGGGGATGTAACCCATGTATTCACCGAACAAATACAGCCTTACTACAATGACCATAAATATTATGCCGGTTTAGACTTCGGTCAAAATAACGACTTCACAGCAATGAAGGTTTTTGACTTCACGACTAAACGAGAGGTTAATCAATTACGCGTCAATAATCTATCATGGGCAGAAATTAGAAAGCGTATAGTATCATTGTACAAACAATACAATCTGCAATTATTGCTTGCTGAAAAAAACAGCATTGGATCGGTGAATATCGAAGCATTGCAGAGTGACGGGTTAACCGTTATGCCATTCGAGACCACGAACGCAAGCAAGGCAGAGATTATGAGCAACCTTCACGAGGCAATAAACGAGGGTGGATGGCGTATGTTAGATGATCCGATTACCAGGCAGGAATTTAAGTTATTCGTAGCCACACAGACCACAACCGGACTCTGGAGACTTGCAGCCGAAGGGAACGGGCATGATGACACTGTCATTTCAGCGGCATTAGCACTAGAGGCTGGATCAATCAAACCCAAAGGCAGAATAAACGTAACCACAGGCAATTATATAACCGGCAATAAAACGGAGAAACGACCATGGACAACTCAGGATTAATAATATCAGCATTGGAAAAGACCAACCCGTCATTAGCGTTATCTATTGACGCACAAAACAGTTGGAGCGCGACTATCCTTAAAAAAGGTGCAAGGGTACGCAAATATCGCAGGTACGAGCGCGGAGACCACGACGCAGACATCACGACACAGATGAAAGCGATGCTACGCCTGAAAACCGATGACGCGGATCTGGAAGATTTGAATGATAATTACATGCGTATCATCATCGATAAAATGGCTGGCAGATTGCACATTGAGAATGTCATGCCTGGTGGAGTTGCGGAGAACAACCAGCAAGCGGCTGACTGGATCGATGATATTACCAACCGCAATGACTTTGACGCGCTTCAGGGTGAATTATACAGGGGTGCTATTCGTGATGGTGACGCCTACGTCCTGATTGACCCGGCTACAATGTCATGGAGTGCAGAACCGCCTTATGACGGGCATTCTGGTGTTGTGGCAATATTTGACCCGACCACTAAGGCTCCGTTATGGGCTTGCAAGTTGTGGAGTGAGGCAGACGACCAGAACCAGCTACTTGAGGATAGTGACAGCGCACAAACGACCATGAGGGTTATTGTCTATGAACCTTCCAGAATAACCAGGTGGACCGGGAATGTTGGCGGTCGTGAAGTTTCTCCAATTAGTGAGACGGTAGGCAAAAGTCAAGAACCCTGGCAATACGGCAAAATCCCATTGATACACTATGCCAATCAGAGAGACAACTATACCGATTACGGGGAGAGTGAAATCCGACCGGCTGTACCATTGCAGAACATTCTAAACCGAACGTTGTACTCCATGACTATGGCTAGTGAGTTGTCAGCATTCAAGCTGTACTACGCTATTGGCTTAGAGATAAACAGGGACGGGATCGTTCCAGGTGGTGTAATCAATCTCGTAATGAAGGATGACGACGGCAATATAATCTATGACCTGACAGCCGAACAGGTCGAATTCTTGAAGGCAATCAAGATCGGTGAGTTGGGCGGTACAGACCTGACCCAATATATCGCTGAAATTGACAAGGTTGTGAGGGAAATCTCACAGGCAACCCAAACGCCTATATACGGAGTGACCGCGGATGGCAACCTATCAGGCGAGGCATTGAAGCAACTCGAGACCGGGCTTATCGGTAAAATCTACCGCTTTCAAAATGAGAATAACGGTGCAATCAAACGCATGTTTATCATGTCGGCTGAATTGCAGAACGTCTATAATAACGGGCTACCAAAAGCGCCTGTAATTGATGACGTGAATATCATCTGGAAATCACCTGAAATACTGGACGTGAACGCACGATTAGAGGTGTTAATTACCATGCGAGAGAAAACATCCGGACTTTGGCCTGATAGCTGGTATAGGGAGCAAATAGGCGGCTTGCTGGGAATGAAAGCTGGTCAGATCGTAGCAGAGGGACAACTTGCACAATCGCAGCAATCTAATTTTATTGAGTCACTTGTCGGGGCTGGTGGTGGTGTACCTGTAATCTAAGGATATTATGGCAACTATCTACACGTTGACTGAGTACATAAACAAGGCATTAGACGGCTTATACATTATGACCGCCTCTCAGGTGTTGAAACAAATCAACACATTGTCGACCGCTCGCAATTCCCCATTACAACGGGCTTTGTTGGCATTAGACGAAGAGGCTAAACGGTTGGTTGAATTAGACAAGCGGCTTGACATGAATAACCCTGCTTTGAAGGACGCGTTATTACAGCACCAGAATTCACTGATTACGACCGCGACATTGATACAATCCAATGATGACATGATCCAGAATTCAGCGGTTAGGCTTGCAGTAGCAGCGGTCACGGCAAAGGTATTCACATCGCTTGCCGGTGTGATGATCGAACGGGGCATTGATCCAGTCAGTGAGAAGGCACTCAGTCAATATGTATCCATCCTATCAGGGCGAAATGTCAAATGGCTTGCACCCAACAGCGTTGATTTTGCTACCAGCTTTGTAGACAGCGCCGCGTGGATTGCTAAAATGGAAGGCTGGGGCGTTGGATATTCTAACCTTACAAGGGATGTTATCATAAACGGAATTAGTAATGGGTGGTCACCTTACAAGACCGCTCAGGAAATGCGAAAACACGCGGAGAATATCCCGGTTCATGCCGCTGATAATCTCATGAGAACCTTGCAGCTTACCAGCTACCGCGAGGCTTCAGCTGCTATGGAATTAGTCAACGGTCAATATTTGAGGGGCAAAATCAGGATAGCGACACTTGACCAAAAGACATGTTTGAGTTGTATTGAATTACACGGAACACCGCTAGAAGTAGGCGAACGGGTAGACGATCATTATAGAGGTCGATGCAGTGAATTTTATCAAGTCTTAGGCGGTCCCGATTATCCCGATACCATGCAAGCAGACAGTAAACCAGGGCAGCGTAATTTTGTACCATTTCAGACGGGAGAACAATGGTTCAATTCCTTATCACCTGAGAGACAAGCGGCACAGGCAAGTTTCCTGAAGAACCCTGCAAAATTCAAGGCGTTCAATTCAGGAGTGCCACTCAGTGACTTTGTGGGAGATCACATCGACCCGGTATTTGGGCATCAGAACGTAGAACTAAGCCTGCTAAAGGCAATTGGAGAGGATAGAGCAAACGAGTTTTATATCAAAAAGGAGACAGAATGAGACCTGTAAAGTGTACCGATTGCGTATCATTCATAGATGACCGATGCCGTGATAGGCGTTGTATCATGTATGACGTGAAACGCGATCCAGAGATAATGATAGCGATGTTTTGTGGCTGGTATAACCAGATCCAGCATGACGAACCAGACGAACGCAGGCAAGCCGTTGTTGATGCCGTGAAGGCAGGGACTAGCATTACTCAAGCGGCTAAGGATGCAGGCGTAACCAGACAAACAGCTAGTAAGTGGTGGAATGATGAAAAAAATCTGTAAGAATTGCCAATACTTCAGGGAGTCGCATTGGTGCTCAAATAGCAAGTCGCCCAAGTTTCGATATAAGGGTGGTAGTCCTTTAGCGGTGTTTGCTAATGTCGTTATGGAAGATGACACATGCGAGGCATTCAGTCAACGAGGGAAAAAGGCGCCCATATTCAAACGGATGCTAATAAAGATAATGAGCCAAAAATGAAGCCTATCAAACGGGTTCGCAAGTTTATCAATAAATGGTCATGGATTGTCACGTCCTACGGCTGGAAATTCGACGTCTGTTATTGCGATACCACTCAGGACATGCCACGAGATGCAAGCGACGGGGCAATAGCGATAACATACCCGCAATTCAGGTACATGACTGCTAAGATATATTTTAATCTCGAAAAGGTGAAAAACGAGGATGATGACTACCTGGAAGAAATCATAATCCACGAGTTGACACATTTGTTAATATCGCCTATGCACGAGGGACAGGAAGAATACACTGTCACCACAATTTCAAGATTGATTAGGCAGCGAACGGAGCAAAAGTAGCAACAAGGAGGTAATTTGGATTAAAAACTTGACAAAGTAGAACTATTGTGCTAATGTATTATTGATATGTAACTATCGCCGCGTAGGGCGTAAAAAACGAAGGGAAAACAGCAATGGCAGACGAAAACAAGCAAGGTGATGGCGCTCAAGAAGCGACTGACGAGTCGAAAAACACGGGCAATGAGCACATGATCCCCAAGGGTAGATTTGATGAAGTCAACAAAAAGGCAAAAGACCTGGAAGACAAGCTCCGTAAATTTGAGGAGGAACGTCAAAGGGAAATCGAACAAAGGCTAATCGATCAACAGAAATACAAAGAACTTTACGAAGAAAATTCAAAAAAATTAGCAGACGCTCAGGCAAAAGCCCAAAAGGTTGATGCCTACGAACAAACATTAACAGATGTATATAAAGCCTCATTATCAGAACTACCAGAGGATATGCGCGACCTTGTACCGGATGAATTGACCACACAGCAGAAGCTAAACTGGTTATCGAAAAACAAAGCGCGTTTACTCAAGCCAAACAGCCCCAACTTAGGCGCCGGTGTACGTGGGGGCGGTGGTAGCGATGACGTGAAGCTCACACCTGAAGAAATGGAAGTTGCTCAGAAATTCGGGATGAAGCCTGAAGAATATGCTAAGTACAAATAATAAGGAGTAACAAATGGCAGCTCCAGCATATACCTGGGAATTTGTATATGACCTTTTCGGTGATCGAGTACCCAAAATCATCACCTTAGAGGCTACAACTGACCTTGAGACAAAAGTCGGAACTTTGTTAGTTATGAGTTCCGGTCAAGTGGACGAGGCAGGCGCAAGCTCCGCTGAAATAATCGGAATCGCTATGGAGGCAACCTCCGCAGCCGCAACCGCCGCAGATCCTATCAAGGTCGCAGTTATCGCTCCTGGAATGGTTATTCGAGGCACCGCAGACGCGGACGCTTCAGCCTTACAGGGTTTCACCAACAAAACAATTGATACTAACGCCGATGGTTCGTTAGACGTAGCAGATACAACCAATGGTTGTTTGTCTGTATTCCGCGTCAACAACGCCGCTGGTACAGAGGTCGATTGTGTTGTAACAACCGGTGCATTGATCGAAGCTTGTTCAGAACTCATTATGGCAACCCCAATGAGTTCTGAACAATACGCACGACACGTGCTACCGATTATCCGCCGAGAGTGGTTTCAGAAAATCGCAGCCGTTCCTTCCCCAGCCTCCAGCCTGTTTGGAATTTCTACCAGTGATTCAAGCGTAGAATATTCACAGGGTTTAGGCGGATTAGGACTGGTTCCTGAATACAACTCCGCAGACGCGGAAGGATTACCAGGCGCTATCCAATACGCGTCCTTCAATCCACTGTATGAGAAAACCTTCACCCATAAGGAATATGCCCTTGGTCTCGCAATCGAACGCAAGTTGTTTGATGACGACCAAAAAGGACTGATTCGCCGACGCGCTCAGGACTTTGGCACGACCTTCGGTGATACCATCGCCTACCACCAGTCAAGTGTATTCAATAACGCTTTGAGCACCTCATACCCTGGTGGAGACGCCGCCGCTCTGGTTAGTGATGCACATTACAACCGCGCAACCGACACCGCGACAACCTTCGACAATAAAGGCACTTCAGCGTTATCTTATGATGCTGTTGTGGCAACATTGAACGCTGGAGCCGCATTAGAAGATGACAAGGGTTTACCCATGCCATCTCTGTATGATGTGCTTTACGTTCCAGTGGCATTACAGGCGACCGCCTGGACTATTGTCAATTCCATGAACAAACCTGGCACCGCTGACAATGACGGTAATTTCATCGGATCACGCCCAATGCGTGTTCTGGTTGATCCTTACCTCTCTTCATCCGTTGACTGGTTCATGGTTGACAGTGCCAAAGCTCGTTCACACCTGCTCTGGTTCTGGCGTGTCAATCCTGAATTGAGCCTTGATCCTGCTTCCAATTTCAACCTCGTTGCAAAATATCGCGGTTACATGCGATTCAGCTTCGGATTTGACGATTGGCGTTGGATCTACGGTCATGACGTATAAATAACAACCAATGATGGGGCGGTGTAACAACCGCCCCCTAAACTTTATCAACCCCCAGGGTACGGTAACACACGCCTAACAAAGTGTGCGAGCTAATGGCGAGAGCCTAAACCCCGTGAGGGTGCTTAGAAAGGACATTCAAAATGAGTACTACTTTTTCAGGACCAGTGGTATCAACCGCCGGATTTACAGGGGCAGTGACAGGCGCGGTAACTGGCAATGTTACGGGAAACGTAACTGGTAATGTGACAGGCAATTTAACCGGATTAGCGTTCGGAGGCATTGAAGAACTGAATGCAGATGCCGCTCTCTCAGTAGCCACGCTGTTTAGCGTTATTGGTGGTGATGGAACGGCTGCGACCGCCTATACTTTGGCGAACGGTGCAGCCGGACAAATGAAAGTCATCAAATACAATGATGGTACAGCCACAATAGACGCAGTTGTCACACCTGCTAATCTGATAGGTTATTCTACACTTACGTTTAACGCCAAGGCAGAATACGCTATTTTAATTAGCGATGGTTCTTCATGGCATGTTGTCGTTAGTTCATCTACTTTGGGTTAAGATATATCCACGGGATAGGTATGACACAAAAACGTAAACTCGCAATAGTTGGAGCAGAACCTCACACCAGAGGGAACGCACCTTATAACGATCCTGAATATGACATCTGGTCATTTTCGGATTGGTTGTTAGCGGACTGGTTGAAACGTTGTGATGCGATCATCGAAATTCACGGTATGGAAATATACCGCAATCATCCACGCTCCCCAGGCTATTGGGACGCATTACAAAAGACGACAATCCCGGTGTATATGTACCCTTTCGCAGATCCAAAAGTACCAACATCCATAGAATTCCCGCTTGACGGGGTTTTGGGAATGTTGAGCAAGGCAAAGACGAACGGGAAGGCGTTCAAGAATTTGAATTGTACAACCGTTTACGCAATTGCGTTAGGGATATATGCTGGTTACGAGGTAATAGATATTTATGGGGTGGAGCTTTGGCCTGACAGTCCATATAACAAGCAGCGTGCAGATTTTGCCTTCTGGGTAGGCTTTGCCGCTGGTTGTGATATTGAGTTGAATGTCAATTGTTCAGATCAATTATTTAACCATAAACTCTATGGCATTGAAGACAAGACACCTACCGCTAAACTATTCGAGATACGCGATGTACTATCTAAACAAAAAGACGAGGCAACCCGAACCGCTAACGCAGCGGACGGAGCGCTTCAATTATTGAGTAAGCTGTTGGAAGAATAGCTATTCAGAAAGTAATAGGTGAATTATGGCACAAACAGTAAGACCAAAGCCGGCTAGAGAGATATTGACAGAGGGCTTATCCGCGACAATTGCGAGCGGTGCCAGTCTTTCGGGTGCCGTTGCAATCAGTTATCTTGTGCCGGTTACAATCGTTGTGCCTGCTGAATTTGACGGTACAGCGATCACTTTTCAAGGCAGCTTAGATGGTACGACTTTCTACAATCTGTATGATGAGGCAGGGACGGAGATTAACTTCCCGGCTTCAGCCAGTCGGATTATAAAGGTTACCAATCTGGCTTATTTCTACGGCTTGGAATACATCAAAGTAAGAGCTGGTACAGCCGCAAGCGCGACCAATCAGACAACGACCGACACTGTGTTAACTGTGTTTGTAAGGTCAATCGATTAACGATGCAGGAACTGTTTATAAAGTCCACTGATTATGGGATGGTCAAATACGGGTACAATCCCGATGTTGACGGTGCTGAAACAATCTGGACAGCTGGTGGTGCTTTCCCTTGGGCTTCGGTTGCGGCTAATGCAGCTACGACTATAGAAAGTTCAAGTGCTAATGATGCCGCTGCCGGTACAGGTGCCAGAACTGTTTACGTCGAGGGATTGGTACAAACTACTATTCGAGGCATTACGGGTGGGAAAGTAACAACCGAGACCGTAACCTTAAATGGTACAACCCCCGTGACACTTTCCAATGAGTACAGCTTTATATACAGGATGTATGTTGTAACCGCTGGTACCGGTGGCGTGAATGCCGGTAACCTGATTGTAAAACATGGGGCTACTGTAATCGCTCATATCCTTGCCGGAACGAACAATACCGAAATGGCAGTGATGACAATTCCGCACTTTACGAGGGACGGGATTTATATTCACGGGGCTTGGTTATTGGAGCTTTACGCCTACATTACAAGTCCAGCCGTTGACGCAACCGCTAACATGATCTGGATGACAGGGGCAGGGGCTTTGAACCCTATCTCGGTCAAATTCAGGGCAAGTTTGGGCGAATTTAGCCCGATTGATTTTACCTATCAGATACCACAGTATTTGAAATCAGGTTCAATCGTAGAATGTGCAGCGGCAGCGGTATCAGCAACCAATCAGATGATTGAGGCTGGTTTTAGTTTGCGTTATGACATAGGAGGATAAATGACATTTTCATACAACGCCGCACTCAGCACTGATATTAGCCTGGTAAGGTTTCACGTCGGTGACACAAACGAGGACGGTGCATTTCTGGCAGACGAAACGATCAACTATCTGGTAACTACTTACTCGGTAGGGGAAGCGGTTGTCAGGTCAATCCAATACATCATAACGCAACTTTCACAGCCTGATTTTCGTCTTGACTGGATGCAAGTCAGCAACAAAGAAGCGCGCGCGGGTTACGAAAAACTATTGAAGCAAAAAGCGCAGGAATTTGGAATCCGACTCACCAAGATTACACCTACATCAACGATTTCCCTTCCTTACAGGGCAGATAGTTATCAGGACTCAGATGATAGTGTTTACGATGGATCACCAGCATGAGATTACCTAACGCACGCCTTACCGCTCAATTACAACGCCTGACAGAACAATACATGTACACTGACACAGGGGTCTTACTACATCCGACTAGTAGTACTGTAGATGCCGCAGGGCAACCAATTACCACAGATACTTCTACGACCGTTGATTGTAGTTTTACCGACAAACCTAACCTTGAAGCCTGGAAAGACTATGCCGATATTGCGATTATAAACGCAGAGGCTCGGTTCATAGACGCTACTCCGGCTTATGGAGACCGGTTCAAGGTTACGGGTCGTTTCGAAGGCACTGGTTACACAGATGTTACATTCGAGGTTGTCGGTATTCGAGACAGAACGCCAATGGGCTTTGTAGTGGCATTGAAAAAGGCGGACGTATGAGCATATCTATGAAGGTTGATATTAGCGGACTACAAAATGCCCTGAAAAAGATCGAGTTATCCGAAAGCGATATGATTAATCTTGTCGGGGCTGGTAGTTATGTGATTGTCAACAGGCAAAGGCAACTTGTACCAGTAGACACGGCAGCTACTAAGGATTCGATCAAGTCTCACATTATTGAATCATCGAAAACAAGGGTTGAGGATGAAGTCGGGCCGGAAACAAACTATGCACCTAACATTGAGTATGGAAGAAAAGACATGCCGAACTATCCAATACAGCCGTTTATCAGACCGTCGATTGAAGGCAACGAGGCAAACATCACACGACCTATCAACGCAGCATTTAAGGTATTAGTGGAGACACGATGGCCGAAATAAAAACGAATCTGAGAACCTTTCTGGTAGCACAAACCGCCGTGACCGCTATTTTCAGCACGCGGATCTATGTTGACCACATTCCACCAGGGGCAGCCTTGCCACATGCGAGGATCACAAGCATTGTAGAGCCGCACGCCTACACTATGGACAACAAACCAACACGACGGGCGTTATTGCAGATTGACATTTTCGATGACAGTGTGGTTGATTGCATTACAGCAAGGGACGCGATAAAAGATGCTCTGAGCGGGTACAGCGGGGCAATTGGAGACATCAACGCAGGTTTTGTGTTTGTGAACGACGTAAGACCGCAATGGAATACAGACACAGACAAACCGCGCGAGATTTTGGAGGTGCGTATTGGCACAAGTAGCTAAAGACAGATACAAGATGATAATGTGGAAAAATGTAATACCGGTTTATGTGTGCGAGGTGTGCGGTAGAAATGAAGATATAGAAGACGAAATGATATTACACGTATTGAAACACGAGCCGGATAATAAACAGGAACAAATCTTAACAAAAATGTTAGAAAAAAAACAGGTTGAAACTAAACCAATCAAAATAAAGGAAATAAAAGAAGGAGCAAACAATGGCAAGAACAGCATTAACAGTACAAACACTAAAAACCCCGTTCCAGGTAATAACCGCCGGAGGCGCTGATTTTACTTTAGCAGCCGGAGATGGGACTGGGGACGGTAATTCATTTGTCGCAACCGGCAAAGAATTATTGATTGCACATAACGATGGTACAGCGGCTTACACCGTCACCATTGACAGTGTGGCAGACGAAAAGAACCGCGAGGGTGATATTACATCCTATTCCATGGCAGCGGGTGATCGTGCGGCTTTTACCGTTGGTATGACCAATGAAAAAGGCTGGAAACAGACAGGCGGTGTTATTCACGTCAATGTCAATAACAGTGCAATTAAATTAGCAGTATTACGCTTACCCTAAGAAAGGAGACGAACTATGACAAGCTCAGCATTTTGGCCTTTTGGTACTCAATTAAAACTTGGGGACGGTGCTACTAGCGAATCGTTTACAGCAATCGCAGAAGTAAAAGACATCACCCCCCCACAAATGAGCAAGGACTCAATCGAGGTTACATCTCAGGATAGCTCTAATGGTTGGCGTGAATTCATTCCGGGTTGGAAAGACGCCGGAGAGGTTAGCTTTGAAGGTAACTGGCTACCCACTAATGCAACCCATGATGGCGCGACCGGGGTATTATCTGTGTTTGAAGATGACGACAATCACAACTGGCAGATCGTATTACCGACAGCTATCGGGTTGACTATCGCGTTTACCGGACATGTAACCAATTTTGAGCCTGATTTACCACTTGAAGACGCCGGAGCAATTTCAATCACAATCAAGGTATCAGGCGCAATCAGCGGACTGTAAAAGAGGAGATAATATGCCACTATCGAGGGATGAAATACTTAATATTGATGACATTCAAGTAAAACTGATTGAAGTTCCAGCATGGAAAAACAAGGTGAAAGACCCAAGTTTGTACATCAAACAATTAACACGTGGAGAACAAGACGAATATCTCAGACGGATGTACGGATCTACAAAAATGAAGCAGGACAAGCGCGCGCAGAATCAGGAAATATCAGCCGTGAACATTTACGGCCATGATGCCTTTCTGTGTGCGTGTGGAATCTGTGACGAGGCTGGGAAGAAATTGTTTACCAGGAACGACATTGGAAAACTTGAAGAAAAACTGGGAACCGCTATCGGGTTCATCGCTGCCGAGATTGTGAAGTTTAGCGACATGACAGAAGATTTGGAAGTATTGGAAGAGCTAAAAAACTAACAACCGACCCTAATCGGATGTTTGATCACCGATTAGGGTTGGCACTCGGTAAGACCGTCGGAGAGATCAGAGCATTACCAGCGCCTGAGTATAGATCGTGGCAATTATTCAACCTTGTCGAACCTTGGGGCTTTGAGGATCGGGAATATCGAACTGCAATGATACTAACAATGCTACATAACATCAACGCCCCCAAGAATAAGCAGAAAAAGCCGGACGTCTACATGCGAAACATGACAAAACTTGTTAGCAAAGAACTGATTGCACAAAAGAAGAATGCAGAGGAAAAAGCGCGGTTAGAGGCAGAGTTGGAAACAATGACCCCTGAACAACAGCGTGAATTCTACTTGCGACAAATGCAGTCTGTTTTCGGTGGGAACATAATTGATAAACGTAAGAAGTAGGTGACGTATGACCACAGCAGCAACGATAGCGGCAAAATTAACGCTTGACAGCAAGGACTATGACAGCAACCTAGCCAATGCCGATAAAAAGGCTTCAGAATTCCAGACCAAAATGGGCAAGATCGGCAAAGACATGATGAAAGTCGGTGCTACAATGACCGCCGGTGTAACCGTCCCCATTATTGGAGCAGGGACTGCCGCCGTTAAGTGGGCTTCAGACTTAGAAGAGTCTGCTAATGCCGTCAATGTTGTCTTTGGTGATGCCGCTGGAATCATACAGGATTACTCCGATCAATCCGCCCAAATGGTTGGTATGAGTTCTGCTGATTTTAATCAATTATCTGCTGTGACAGGAGCATTCCTAAAGAACGTAGGCTTTGACATGGAAGGGGCTGCTAACGAGACTATCAATCTTGGGGAGCGTGCCTCAGACATGGCGAGTATTTTTAACACAGACGTATCAACCGCAATGAGTGCTATTCAATCCGGCTTGAAGGGTGAATTCAATCCGTTAGAACAATTTGGTGTAAAGATGAATGCCGCAGGAATTGAAGCTAAAGCGCTTGCCATGGGACTTGGTGATGCTGAAGGCAAGGTTGATGATAATGCCAAAGCACAGGCCGCGCTTGCCTTGATTTACGAACAGACAGAACAATTTGCAGGGGATTTCAAGAATACCTCGGACGGGTTGGCTAATAGTACGAAGATACTCAAGGCTGATTTCCAGAATCAGGCGGCTGCTATTGGTACACAATTGCTACCGATAGCCTTAAAACTTGTTACGGCAATAAGCAGTTTAATGGATAGGTTCTCGAATCTGACCCCTGAACAACAAAAAACGATCCTGGTAGTGCTTGGTATTGTCGCAGCTTTGGGACCACTGATTACAATTATTGGTGGTGTAATTAGCGTGGTTGGTACTCTATCCACTGTGTTTTCAACCGTATCATTGGCAATCGGTATTGCAGTCGGGCCGCTATTGCTGATTATCGCTGCTGTAATCGCGGTCATTGCTCTGCTTGCACTTGCCTGGAATAATAATTGGGGTGGTATTCGGGAAAAAACACAGGTAGTAACTGATTGGATTGTCGGTGTATTTACAACCGTGAAAGCCTGGCTTGATGAAAAAATTCCGATTGCTCTGGCGTGGCTAAAAAACGCATGGGAAACCGTGTTACTTCCCGCTATTCAAAATGTATGGACTTGGATGAGTACGGTTCTATTCCCGTTTTTTGAGTCCATTGTAGAATTTTTCGGAGCTGTATTTGGACTTGCAATAACCGTACTTGCCGGGCGTTTAGTTTATGTTTTGCAACCGGCTTTAAGTGTTGTGTGGAAATTTTTAAAAGATAAACTAAACCCGATTATTAAAAAACTGGTTGAATGGTTTAATGATAAGGTTATGCCTGCTATAAAAGACGTTGCTACATTCTTGGATGACAAACTAAAAAAGGCATTCGAGGGGATTAGCAAAGCTATTGAATCTGTGACTGGATGGATAGGCGACTTAACCGATAAGATAAAAAATATCAAGCTCCCTGATTGGCTTACTCCTGGATCACCAACCCCGTTTGAAATGGGATTACGCGGTATATCCGATGCAATGAAACGACTAAGTATGGGTGATCTTCCAAAATTCAAGGCGCAATTAGAATTTGATACTACTGGATTTGTACCGGCTAATATGGCTATAAGTGGTGATGATTCTGGTGGGCCTAACAAATCATTGGTCATTGAACAAATCAATAACTACATAGCCCATGGAGCGGACGCGATACCATTCAGCATACAGCGAGCTAAAGGGATGGCAACACTATGACACTAACCAATTATAAACTTTTTGCAATCAGACCGAAGGCGACAACAAACCTTTGTACGAACCCGAGCTTTGAGGTTGACACGACCGGTTATACTACAGGCGGTACCAACACCATCGCATTATCAGCGACACAGACAAGGCGCGGCGTGTACTCGTGAGTGTGCACCTATGGCAATAACGATTTGATGCTATCCTACGCAGCCACACTAACAGCCGTTGCTTATGTTGGCACGATGGATATTTACATTCCGACCGCTTATGATGGTACAGAATTGACACTTACCTGGACTGATTATGTTGGCGCGACCGTGACCGCTGGCAAGCCTGACATGACAATTAGAGACCACTGGCAACGGATAAGCGCTTACATCACACCTGTTGGCGGTGACTTAGCAGGCACATTGACATTATCCGAAACGGGTACAAATGGGACGGCTGGCGTATTTATTTACGTGGACGGCGTACAGATTGAAACAGGAACCGCTGCCACGACCTACATCGACGGGGATCTGGAAGGCAATATCAATACCGGGAATGTGCTTGAATACTACTGGGGCGGACAGGCTCATGCAAGTATAAGCTATCGTACTGCTAACACACGCGCGGGCGGGGACTTGATCGATATATCTTCGTATTGTAAAAATATCTTATTGGAGGGCTTAGGCGTAGCACCCATTGACCATGTGGCAGTGCCACTGACAGGAGGCGGCGAAACCTACCTATATTCCAATTACACATCAAGATACTTTACTTTGAAGGTAGTATTTGAAGGCTCACACATTGGTGATATTCAGGCAAAACGCAAGGCATTGCTAGACCTTATCAAGCCGGATGTGACAGGCTACCCGCAACCGTTAGTTTTACGCTATCAGGGCTATACAGACGCAGGCAAGCTGGCAAGCGAGCCGGTGGATATAAAGTGTCAGTATATCAGCGGACTTGATACCTCTCCACAAATGCGATTTGCCCACTTCGCGGATATTACATTCCGGTTATCCGATACCGCTCTTGAGGTTGATGGTGACACAGGGGCAGAGTTGGAATTGAACGCTGAACTCGCAGATGCTGATTACATTGTTTATCAAGATAGGGACGGTATATGGCATAGCATGGCAGGGGTGACTGGTTCAATCAGGGCAATAGTACAGCATCCAATTACAAAAGAAATATATATCGGTGGTTTAGGTGTAAACATCGGCGGTGATGCTAATGCTGATTATCTGGCAAAATGGAATGGTTCTGCTTGGGTTAGTGTTGTTGCCGGTTGTAATGGTGCAATTTATGATTTGAAATTTGATGCTGCTGGTAATCTTTATATATGCGGTTTGTTTACTGATTGGGGTGATGCTAACGGCGATTATATTGTTAAATGGGATGGCTCTGCTTTATCTAGTTTAGGAACTGGACTTAACGGAAATTGTCATACTATAAAAATTGACTCTAACGGTAATCTGTATGCAGGGGGAAATTTCACACTTGCTGGCGGTGTTGCTAATACTGTAAGAATAGCAAAGTGGGATGGTTCTGTTTGGACTCCGCTTTCAACTGGACTTGGTGGTATTGTATCAGAAATAGCATTTGATAGTGACGATAATTTATATATTGTCGGTGTTTTTCTTAATGCTGGTGATGCTAATGGTGATTATGTTGTAAAGTGGACAGGATCAGCATGGGAAAGTTTAGGAACTGGATCAAATGCGTTATTAGAAGCTGTTTTTGTTGATGATAAAAATAATGTGTATGTGGGTGGTGATGTAACATCATTGGGTGGTGTATCTGTTACATATTGGGGGCGGTGGAATGGTCAAAAATGGGAATCACTTGGTAGTGGTGTTAATGGTTCAATTTATTATATTTTTGGAAAGAATGGGTTATTTTATTTATCTGGTGCTTTCACATCTGCTGGTGGTGTTACAATAGCAGACAGAGTTGCTAAATATTACGGCAATGGTATTTATGCACCATTAGATATAAATTTACCTGGAATTGCAACAGTTCGCAGTCTGTTTTTTGACGAACAACAAAACATATATTTTGGTTATGATACATCAGGCGACGCGGAAGTATCAGGTGAAACAACCGTCAATAATCCATCAGCGACATCCTACCCGGTGCTTGAATTTACAGGCGTAGGGGCATTGCAACAGGTGCGCAATTACAATACGGGGAAGGCGTTCTTTTTCAACAGTCTCACTCTACTTTCAGGCGAAGTAATTACAATGGACTTACGACCCGACAAACTTACCATGACATCTAATTTCAGGGGCAATGTCAAAGGCTACTTGGTCAAGGGTAGCAATCTGGACTTCCCACTGATACCAGGCGACAACAGAATAGCGGTATTGATGACGGGTACAGATGCAAGCGCAACTGGAACGATAAAATACAAAACACGCTTGCACGGATTGGACGCGGCTCAATATGAATAGTTATCAGATTGTTATCAAAACTGACAAGGGACTTGAGGTCAAACGCCTTACCCAGGTAAACAGCTTGCGGGCTGGCAGAACTGACAGGGCAATGATGCCTTGTGAGATTACAATACCGCAAATATTGACGCCTAACGATTTTAGCAAGGATATGCTGATTGAGATATGGCGCGACAATGGCGATGGTACGATCACCCTGGACGGGGAGACGGCTTACTTCCTGAGACGCTGGGACTTCTTCAGGGACAGTGACGGCAAAGACATGATATATCTGTTCGGGCTGGACGGGAATTACATCATTGACGGTCGTGAGGTAGAGTATGACGCGGAGTCAAGTGAGGCGACGAAATCCGGCGTTGCTTGTGATGTTATCAAGGAAATCATCGATGAAAACTTTGTGAGCGACGCTGTTGATACTTCCCGTAATCTGGCAGCGACATATTTTACAATTGACGGTGACGACGGGGCGGGGGGTACAGTCACAAAGGCGTTTTCGAGACAACAGGTATTATCTACCGTGCAAGCACTTGTGGATCAATCGCGCAATGAGGGGACATGGATCACATTTGATACGGTCTATGATGGTTCGTTACCTTTCACATTCAAGACGTTTACCAACCAGCGCGGCAATGACCTGAGGGAGTCAATTACCCTTTCAGTCGAAGCAAACACGCTGAATAACCCCGTGTTGTCGTTTAATTATATCAATGAGAAAACCGCTGCTTATGTAGGGGGCAAAGGCGAGGGGACGGCGCGATTAGTGGGGACGGCTACCAGTACAAGTATCAATGACAGTGTATGGTCCCGGCGCGAAGTTGTCTCACAGAATTTTCAGGTGACAACAGAGGCCGGATTGAATAACGAAGCGCGGGAATTACTGAACAAAAATAAGGGCAAGATCACGCTTACCGGACAGATAGCACAAACAAAGGGACTGAAATACGGGCGCGATTGGAATTATGGTGACAGGGTGTTAGCCACTTATTTGGGCTATACTTTCGACTGCAGGATTAACGGCTATGATATTAATTATTCGAAATCAGGCGACAACACGGTAGACATAGTGACGGCGTTTATAGTGGGAGATGAGCAGGTATGAACGGACAATTTGACCCCATAGAATTGATGAAAACTATCAATGAGCTTGAGAATAAAATCAGCGCACTGGCAACGATACAAACAGGCGGCATCTGGAATGCTTACACACCAACAGTTACTTATTCGGGTGGCACAACAGACCCGACAACCGCAACAGTAGCCGGGAAATATAGTGTCATTGGAGAAGTATGCATTGTTCAGATAACCTATCAAATAACAACAATTGGAAGTGGAGATAGAACAATAACTAACTTTACATTGCCAATTAATTATTCAGGTAATGCGCCAACTGGATCATCACAATCCAATATTACGGCGGCTGGAATAGTGTCACATGCCGTTATTGGGTCTGGTGGTAATTCAGTCAACGTTTATCATGGTGCGATGTCAACTACTGGATATGTTCGGGTAACTGTTACGTATGAAATATAAGTATGAAGATTCAACGTTTATCAATTACACTTGGTCACGGATGCTTACAAAGTCGAAGCTAGTATGGAGGAGAAATGAAACTAAAATTATTGATGGTGGTTATCGGTGTTTTGGTGATACTGCTTTTGGCAGGGTTGGAGATTGCACATGGCGAGGACATTGGTTATCCAGCACCAATTCCAGGCTATCCGGTATTCAACCCATGTGACCCGAGCAATCTGGAATACGCTGATATTTGTAGTCCACAGGTGTTTGCATACCCAGCAATGTACCCAGAGCCTGAAATCGAACCAATCATTGATCCCGAACCTGTAAGCAATCCTTACCAGTTGGAGACAATCCAGCCGCAATACCGCAACGAGCGCAACCTATGGCAGGAAATCGTTTATCAGTTTAGCAAACTGTTGGAGTTGATGAAATGACAGAGCGCGTATTAGGTACAGATACAAGTCATTGGACTGGTAGCATAAATTTTGACACCATGTATAATGCCGGGGCTAAGTTCTGGATCACAAAGGCAACGGATGCGAACAAGTTAACCGGATATCAATTTGAAGATTACAAATTCATGGAATTTAGCCGGGCAGCGTTTGAGCATGACAAGATTTTGACGGGTTGTTACCACTGGTTACAATTAAGCGTAGATCCAAAAGTAGCCGCTGATTTTTATCTTGAGAGATATAAGCGGTTTTATTTTGACTTCCCACCGGTGTTGGATTTTGAAGAACATCAAGCCATTGATACTGGTAGGTTTTCTGATTACGCCTGGCGCGCTCAGGTATGGTTAGATCATGTGGCACAAAAGACGGGGCGAAAACCAATCATCTACACGGCAAAATGGTTTATGGATTATTTCAAACTTGAGCAGGTATCATGGATGATTGAATACCCGTTATGGGTTGCTGATTATACCTGGACATCTAACACACTTGGTTATCCTACCAGAATGCCTAAGCCGTGGAGTAAACAAGCAATGTGGCAATTCTCCGCAGATGGAAACAAACGCGGGGCTGAATTTGGCACCGGGGCAATTGACATTGATTTGAATTGGTTTGATGGTAGTTATAACAATCTAATTGATTTCATTGGTGGTGAAATCATTCCCGAACCACCACCCGTTATACCACCTATTCAAGAGGTAATATTGCCTAAACTAAAGGTAATAGACGATGTCAGAATAAGAACATCAACATCAACAGCAAGTCTTGATAATTTTTTGAGAATGCGTAAGGTCGGAGAAATAGTGAACGTCAAGGAAATCTATGTAAAGAACGGTCAATCCGTTTGGGTGCGCGACAACGAGGGCTGGTCTGCTGTTGTGCATTATGGCTATAGGTACATGGAGTAACAACTGATAATTAGTCTAAACCTAACTATCGGAGTATAGAAAAGGGGCAACCTTGATAAAAGCTAAAACAATACTAGCAATATTCGGAGACACACATATAGGCAGTAGCACGGCTTTAGCGCCTCCACAATTTACGATACATAACCAGAACACGGATGAAGAACAAATAGTCCACCACAATAGACTGCAATCATGGCTATGGAATAATTGGGTAGATTATTGGGAACATGTCAAACTATTAGCAGGCTGGACGAAACGCAAACGCAAGCATCGAATAATTGCCGTACACTTAGGCGATATTATCGACGGCAACCATCACGGGACTTTACAGATTATTCAGGACGTATCAGATCAGGTCATTGTCGCGCTTGACGTTTTACAGCCTATCATCGATATGTGCGATGCGTTTTATGGCGTGCTTGGGACAGGCGTTCACGGTAGCAATGAAGAAGCGGCAATCTACAAGAATTTGGGTGCTAACGATTACGGGCAAAACGTCATGTTAGACATTGATGGTAAGCTACACGACTTCGCACATCACGGGCGAACGGGTGGTAGACCCTGGACTAGCAGCGCGGTATCAATTGGTGTTGAAGTCATGCTGGATTGTGGTCAACAGGGTTTACCATACCCTGATTATATCTGGCGCGGTCACAAGCACAATATTGATGACAGCGGTGATAGGCTGGATGGTACTCGTGTAATCTGCATTCCGTCGTGGCAATTGAAAACGGAATTCGGTCACAGGGTAGTTCCAAACCGGACGCGTTCAGACATTGGTGGTTACATTGTTGATGGTGGACTGATTGACAATTCACGGGCGCGATATAAAGGGCAACCGGATCAACGGAGAATTTTAAAACCATGACAGAAAATGAATTACTTCAGGAACTTGCAAAAGAATTACTGATTGAACCTGTACGATTAAACGAGGTTACATCTCAGGGCTTATCGAAACAAATAGGGGTTAGTGTCCGCAGGGCGTTAGATATATTGCAGCAAAAAGAACGCGAAGGTCTGCTTGTCAGCCGTTGGGCTAGGGGCGAAAAGGGCAGTCGCATTTTAGCATTTTACAAACCGGATTAGCTTTCATCCTCTCATTCTCTCCTCTTGCTTCCGCTCCCAGAACACCGGGGGCGGTTGCAATTAACATATTGACATTGACCATCGAAAGTTGTATTATTATTTTATGAAAAAAACATGTTTCAATTGTATACACCATGACGCATACAAAAATATTCACTATTGCGAATTAGATGATGATGATTTAGTACCGTTTACTGTTGAAAACAACAACTTTGACGCGTGCGAAAAATGGGAGAAAAAAGAGTATGATTAGTGTAAAACAAAAATGTTCCTATTGTGGCTCGTACTCTGAAGATGATAGTCGTGGCAATTGTTCAGCGTGTGGGGGTGAAAGAGAACGTATAGACATTCGGTTTCTGCCTTTAATGGTTGGCGAAAATGAAATTGTGTTAAATTCTTTTATCTCTACAGAAGAACTAGAATATTTTATGGAAAGACTATATGCGTTTGTATAATATAAGAAAGGAGAAAAATGGGAAACATGAAAACTTTTTGGGTGTTTGGATTTGAATGGTGGGGAGGCTTGCGCCCCTCTCGAATGCAATTAAAAGGAATTGTTTATAAACCTGTTGTATTTGGTTTATGGATAAAAACGAACGAAAAACATTTTGCAGATATGGTATAATACTACTAACTTCGCAAGAGCTTCTTTTCCAATTAGAGGACAGCCGAACACCACTCAAAATAGGGTGGTGTTTTGGTATTGACAAATGGTGTATAATATTATTAATCCTGTGACACCTCGAATGAGACGTAGCAGGAGGTGGACGCCAGCATAGCTCAATGGTAGAGCGGTCGCCCTGTAAGCGACTGGTTAGTAGTTCAAGTCTACTTGTTGGCTCTACCGACTGCTTCGGTTGTCGGCCACCCCCTCAATCGTTAGTTCGGTTGAGCCTCCTCTTTAGTGAGGATTATGCCGGACGGTAACGTCTAGCAACTCTAGCGGAACTGGACAATCTGCTGGAGGAAAGTCCAAGGGTCTGAACCGGGCTAATCCCGATGTAGGACTCACCCAATCAGTCCTGATACCGCGTTATGACCTGGGTTCATTCCAGTAGTGGTTCGGGGCTGATTTTGTTATTATCTGAATAGGTTTTGGTGTTTTTAATAGTCATTAAATAACACCTACGCATTAAAATGGAATACAACCCGTCCTATCTTCAGAACGAAGATAGATGCTTTTCGTCCTATCGGTAGAACGTTTCGATATGTCATAATTTTTATTTACTTAACACAATCGGATTGCCAAATTGTACAATGAAACCCGTCCAGATTGCATATTCACCCTGGGGTCTATGATCCGCGATTTCAAAGCGTGACGAAATGTCACGGGTTATCATGTTGCATTTTCACGTTTTTCTTTGCATGAGCCGGTTGTCATGTAAAGATTTATACTCATTTGCGATATAAGATTAGTACGGTTGTAATTTCCTTCTATCAAGGAAACATTCTTTCGTTTTTTCACTCCAGAAAGGAAATGCTGTCAAATTACGAAAATTATAATCTGCAATCTATTACCGATAATAACGATAATTCGATAGTATCATGCCAGGTATTGCACATTACAATTATAATTTGTGGAATCACACTCCATAAATTACGGTGAATTTTGGGAATGGATTCCCGTTTGTGGTTCGAATTTTGGGAAGTGAAATGATGCTACAAGGCTGTTAGACCATAAAAAGAAGGACGTAGGGCTACTATCCTACGTCCTAGATATAAATTGACATTGTGCTGATATTATCTCGTTTTCGCTTGTTCTCTCCAATATGCTGCCTCCTCCTCAATATCGCGGGCTTCTTCGTCAGGTGTTCGATAGTGCGCTGATTTCCAGAATAACAGGAAGACCGTTGTCAGTATTAGGTATATGGCTAACCAAAACATCATTTCCCGTCCTTTGGTAGTTGGGGTCGATATTTCCAATGTGTTACTCCTAAAATTGCTTTACCACTTTCACCAATCCATTTTCCGAAAACACATGAGCCAGTCCATGAATACTGATAGCCAGCAATTGCAACATCATATATCCTTGAGTCTTCCGGCAACCCCTCACTCACAGGTATCCACCTTTGCTCGGCTTCCAATTCTGCGATACGTTTCTCGGCGTCACAAAGCAATCTCTTAATATGTTCTCGGTTATCTTCGACTTGTTGGAGGCGTGATTGTGTTTTTTTCAACATCTCGTTAACTTCGCGCAGTAGAATATCATTTTCACTTGCCGCTAATCTCAACTGTAGTTTTTGATTTTCTTTATCTAATCGTCTTATTTCTCGTACTGCTAATTCGACATGGTTACGCGTCCAAATATCACGACCGTTTCGAAATTCTTCAATCAACGTAAAAATATTAATTATTTTCATTTCAAGTATCCCTTTACAATTGAAATGATTGACTGTGGCAATACAGCTCCAACCATTTCGGTGAGAGAACAAGCACCAGAGGTATAGTCTATGTTGTCAAGTAGCAGCTGTATGCCCGCTTTTAATTGTTTATTCTCCAACTCTAAATCTGTAGCTATTGTCTTATAATCTGGTGGATTAACATAATCATCGGGAAACAGATTACCATTACACTTTGGACATACCTCAAATTTGAATACTGTTTCTAATTCGATCTTTAAGCCACACTGTTGACATGTAAATTTTTGCTTATTCATTTCGGCCTCCACTTTTATTTGATTGATAATATCTATAATCTCTTTTTCGATTAATCCCCATCTCAAATATTTGCAATCAAGATAATATTTTGAATCATGATCACTTAGTATGGACGCAAATATTTCATTTATTTTGATCGCAGCTTGTTCTTTGGTAAATGTGCTCATTCTTCCTCCTGTGGATGGAGAAATCTAATTCTTTCAATTGGAACATGAATCACTTCTCCATAATTTGTTTCAATAACAGCATTTTTATAATCAGGCGTATAAGCAACAAAACCACCTTGCTTTGTTTCTGGAGAGTGCTCTTCTCCGCGAATATTGACGCTGTAAATCTTGTAAAGTACTTGTCTCATCTTTTCCTCAAATCCAGCATCTTTTCTGCAAACTCTCTAATCGTTTGTTCTTTACTTTCGATGACGATCTGTTTAGATTTCAGTTGGCATTCCAGTTCCTGCACACGTGATTGGAGACAGGCAATAACGGTATCGGTTGCCATTTGTAAATTTTCTTTTGCCTCGTGTTCTGATTCGTAATCTAAATCAGCTAATTCGATGATTGCTTGCAAACGATCTATTTCGTCAAGGGCTTGTAATGATATATAGTTATCCCACGCGAAAAAGTTCTCTCTTTTTATTAGTCGCTCTCTTTGTTTCTCAATCCATTCAGGTGTAAATTCATTCATCATTCCTCCGTATCTCTATTGAGAAATCTTTTGGCGTGTATGACAAACATTGTTTCCATATCTCATAACAAGCAGAGCAATCTATTTTATTTCGGCTGTCAACAATCTTTTGGTTTACGGTAGGATGTATATCATCACCATCTAAACCACACAGGGTTGCGTAGTTACTACAATTATCAGCGGCAATGTGAGTCGTAATTTCTCCATGTATTGAAATTGATATTTTATTTTTCATCATTCACCTCTTCTAGGGCTTTTCTGATTATTCTTCCATTTTTTGATTCATCATCTACATAAGAATCAATATCCATCAACGCGTACCTCAACCTCTCAATCTCCGCATCCTTCTGTGCTATTGTTGCGGTGAGGGTGTTGATTTCGTCATCCTTTTCTTTCCGTAATTTTTTGATGTATTTTACTTTGTCATCTATTATGTCTAATAGCTCTTGTTGCGTAAATGAAAATTCTTCCATCACTCCTCACTTTCTTTTCTAACATCATACCCAAAATAAAAACCAATTATGAACATAAATACCATAACAAAAATTAGAAGCCAGTCTATTTCTTCCATCACTCCTCCACATACTTGATAGGCTTGCCACAATTCAGCAGTTGAATAAATCGCAGCCGGCAAAAGTGGTCAGGCGCCTTGAATTGTGCAAACTCCTCTGCCAGGTGTTCGAAGTCTGCCAGCCGTCGCGCTACTGGGTTATCTTTACACGATAGGGCGTGTTGTTTTATCTGGTCGCGGGTTTCGTATTTTGCACCACACCAGCCACATGCTATTAGTACACTTTCTTCGTTTATTCTGCCTACTATTTGTGCCATCTTTTCAATTTCTTCAAACGTATTCAGACCATCGACTTTCTCTTTTACCCATTCGTCACTTAGCTTTTTGTAATGTTCAAGCTCCGCACACTTTTCGTCCAGGTAATCGCGCTCATGCTCGAGGGCTGCTATCCTTTCCCGATTTTCAAAATATGATTTTTGTAAAACGTCTCGTTGTGTTTTTACGAGATCATATTCAGCAGCTCTCAATATGTAGTTTAATATTATTCTTACCATGTTGTCACCATCCTTGGTTTTACGGTCCCGCCCGAAGTGTAGTCATACGCCTTGGTGGCATATTTCTCCGCTTCCATCATCATGCTATCTGTAATCTCCGCAATCTCAATTTCGACATGTGGGCATATCATCGAGCAGTTGGGCTCGCCCAGAATTGCGCAATAAGATCGATAGGGTTGGAAGTCGATCCGTTTGTGTTTACACGCTGATATGGTCACTCTGTTGGGCATGGTTATTCCTTTATTTTCCATGTTGTTTTTTCAACATATCTAACAATTTTGCACTCCAGTGCATTGGCTAATTTTTCAGAGAACTTATAAGAATCAGTTAGTATCATAATTATGCTGAAATCTTTTACTAACACCTCTTGACCGTTGTCGTAATTACACAGCCAAACAGTAACCTCTCCATTAAGATTTTCCTTGTGTCTAATTTCTAATCCGTGTTTCATTTCTTGTAACATCTCTACTCCTTCGCAATCTTCCGAAAATAATATTTCCACACAATCGCCCGGGTCTCGCGGCTCATGTCAGCCATGGCTTTAGTCAGCGCCATTTTGTATCCTATTTCTTCGTCGTATTTGTCTTTGGGGTGACACCGGGCAATGCCTATCACAGGCTTTCTGTCAGATAGCACCAGCTCGCATACAATCGCGCGCCGTATGACGTCCTCGTAAAATTCCAATGACTTGACTTTGGTTTTGGGTTGGTGGTGCGGGAGGCATGTCCAACGATAGCCATAATAAGGATTTATATTACCTTTGCCATCGCACTCTACTTGAACCCAATACCCTTTTTCATTTTGGACTAATTTTGTAAATCTCATCATTTCATCAATCCTCTCTCTGCGTGTTGGATGCGCAGCCCCCATTATAATTATTGTCGTGATTCTAATATCACCTTGATTGCGTCCAGCTTCAATTGGTGTTCTTCGTGTTTCTCGTGGCTCATGCCGTTCTTTTCCATGGCTTTGGTGATTGCGTTCCCCATGTGGGATAATGTCTTTGTGTCAATGTCACCGTAACGCACACCGTCTTTATTGGTCACGGCCTCCGCTGTTTCAAGGCTCATGCTGGATTTCACCTGCCCGCCCAACTCAACAGCGGCTTCTACCATGGATTCTGGTTCGTCGAACCATTCCAGGGGTTTGGGTGCCTGATTTTCTGGATCTACTTCAAACCCAAGTTCTGAAATAAGCTCGTTCGTTGTTTTGTTTGAATTGTCTAATAATGGAGTGTTGCCATTTCCGTTTAGAATTTCCATTTCAATAAATTCTTCCGGTTCTTCAAATTCAACATTGATTTGGAGGGCAAATCTTTTCTTGAGCGCGCCTTTTTCAGCTCGTTTCTTTGCCCGTTCGTGTCGATCCATTTTTTCTGGCTTGCCATTGTAGCTAAAAACTTCAGATCCATAAACTACGCCTACATAGGATATTTTCGGGCAATCGCCTATCAATTCAATGGCTTTTTGTTTCGCGTCTGAAAAGTCTAATTTGTAAGCTGAAAACTTGTCCATTACCGAAAACAATTTATTGAGCCAGAACGCTTCGTCCATATCGCTGGTCAAAATACATTCATAAGCAATGTCGTTTTTCTTGGTATCATAAACCGCTTCAAGTTTGTTATTTTCGCCTGATACAAATTCCAGTCTGTAACCCTTGCCAACCAGTCGATATTTTGCGTCATTTGCCTCTGCCATGGCTGCTTCTTTTGCAAGTCTGCGTATGCCTGCAATGCCCGGTATCGGGCCGGTTCCGGGCATGTAATAACATTCATTCATGGATATATTTAATCCTGTTTGGGCGGTATATACTGCCAGTGCTCGCACTTCGTCATCTTGCAATTTTTTACCGTTTACAATAAGCCGTTTGGCTATTTCCATTTGTTCTTGAGCACGCATTATTAGCGAGCTCTTTTGTTCTGATACTGCTAATTCTGATTTTTCCATCTCTACTCCTTCGCTAACATATCTGATAATTTCGCCATTATGGCGGTGGTTCCGAACACTGCTATAAACATGATTATGATTTCTACTGGCATTGGTGCTCCTCTTTTAATTCACCAACCGTATGACCATGTTCTCTTAAAATATTTGCTGCTACGCTGGTAAAGAAAAAATCACCGCTACTAAATTCTTCTGAATACGATCGAGCTTTTTCAATAATATCAATCGCGCTTGCCGGTATGTTGTCAATGTGATATTTTTTTTCATTCATATTACTCATGATTACTCCTGTTTGTTGTTCGTTCTTGTATCCATAATAGCAGATTCCATATCACAATAATAGATACAAGTGTTCTATTTATTCGGATTCGATGTACTTGATAGGCTTGCCGCAATGTGGGCAGAAAACAAATTGGTGCTTTACTGAATCCCACCAGCTAACACCGTGTTTATTGTCATATTGTGGAATCTGAAAATCATTGTCACCTTCGTGTTTATTGTGCTTCCACTCGCACACTTCTTGAACCTCGACAACCAGGGGGCACCAGGTGGGGCGGGTTGCCATGTCTAACAATATTTGATTAGAAACTGATTCATTATCTGTCATTGCTTTACAAAGTAAAAAAGGAATATCACAATATACACATTTCTCCGGTAATTTATCCACCACGATCTTCAACACGTTCATTTCTTTTTCTCCCGTATCCACGCCCAAATGGGTTTACCATACACTGTTTCTATTGCTGTCTCGAAAATATAATGATACATGTCATCATCAACCCAACCCTGTTTGTCAAGGTCGTCAATATACTTTTCGCAAATGTCTATTAATTCTTCCCAGTCTATTCCAGTTAGTGTTTTTGGTTTTGTTTTTTTCCTTATTTCTTCCTCCCTACGCTGTAATTCTGCTCTCAATTCCTTATCACTATATGCCATCAATTCTTCTTTTTGTTTTTGTTCCTCGTTCATTTCATCCTCCGTAAATATCCAATTACGCTGAGCACTGTCAGCACCGTTATGATCGCCACGCCACCGAATAGGATCTGAAGCAGGGTCATGTTATCCACCTCTCCGCAATGATTCACATTCCATCAGGTATTCGTGTCCTTCGTCATACTGCCATTCAATAGGCGGGTCAGTCGGTTCGAACGGGTCATCTTCCGGCAACCATTCGACCTTGATGTCTGTCAGGCTGTCCACGAACACGGTTCCACTGTCATCGGGTGCCGCACCTGCTCCCCAGAAGTAGCGGCTGAAAGGCCTCGTGCCGTCGATGGTGTGGATGTTTACGCGCCCGGGCATGTGGCTGATACTGTCCACCTGGACTATACTGTTGTGGTATTTCGCTGTGATCTGTTTCATGTTATACCTCCAAATAATTTCTAACTTATATAGATTATACAACCTATTTTATAAAAGTCAAGGGTTTTTAACAATTGCTTGACTTTTTGTTATAAAGTGGTATTATTATATAAACGGAGGCATTATGATAAAAGATCGCGGTAAAAAGTTACGTAATGAATTGCAGTGGGTAATGGTATTGAAGCTGCGTAAAAGTGGCATGACATACCAGAAAATAGGTGAAACCCTGGGTATCAGTAAGCAGCGCGTTCACCAGCTTATCAACCTGGCAAAGGTTCACCAGGGTAAATATGAAGGGGATTTATCAGACAAGATCGGAAAGTTGATGGTAGATAATGTCTGATTATGCTGATAGTTTGATAACGGCAATAATAGAATATTGCATACCACAAAGAATAAAAAGGGTTGAATTACAAGAATATCAAGAATCAAAAGACTTGCTACCAACAAAAGAAGAATATTACAGGTCAGATGAATGGAAAGAAAAATCAAAGCAGGCAAAAAATAGAGTTGGTTATCGGTGCCAGTTGTGCAATCGAAAAGGAAATGATACAACCCTGCATACACACCATAATACTTACATTAGATTTTTACTTGAGGATGATCTTGATTTGATTGTATTATGTCGGAAGTGTCATGCAAAATTTCACGACGTAGAAATACACGAGGATAATGATGATCTACAAAATAGCGGTATCGAGTTTTAAGCTGGATAAGAAAATTCCCCAGGGTTCGGATTTGTGGTCAAAGTTTAACGCGTCATTCGTCAACTTTGAGCTTGAGCAAAAAAATATCATGGCTGCCATCTACCTGGGTAGATCCATTACAACCCAACACAAGAATAATTGGAGAACATCCGAGAATTATATTTGTGGTCAACACATTGGACTGGACTTCGATACCGGTGATAAAAGCAGCTCACTTGAGCAATTATCACGCGATAAGTTTATAGCCAAATATGCGTCATTTTTGTACACCACCATAAGCCATAAGCCGGAAGAACCCAGGTCACGAGTGATCTTTCTCCTGGATCAACCCATCATGCAGGCCAAGAATTACACAATGGCTGCCAGTGCTTTGTTGTGGCTGTTTGGCACCGCTGATCGACAATGTAAAGATGCCGTCCGATTTTTCTACGGTTCCCAGGGGTGCGAGTTTTACAAGATCAATCAGGTGTTACCGCTTGATGTTATAAAGAAAATCATCCAGAACTATAAAGACAGTGGGGACAATGAGCGACGGTTGACGGTTAGAAAAAACTATCTGGCACCTGCTTCACAAAAAGAGGTACAGGACGCCTTGCGGTTGATCCCACCATGGGGCATTGCTTATGACGAATGGGTTCAAGTGCTAATGGGTATTCATTCTGAATTTGGAGACGCTGGTTATAATCTGGCTGAAAGTTGGGCGGATGGTAAGCAGGGCGAAGTGGAGCGAAAATGGAAATCATTCCATGACAAAGGTAGTGAAGGCGGAGCGGTAACGATTGCGACATTGTTCAGCATTGCCAAAAGATTTGGCTGGGTCAAATCACATGAATCTCTTGACATTCAATAAAAAGGTTGTATAATATGAGATATAACAAACACAGTCCGCAAGCTGTAATATGATCCAAGTAGACCACTTTAGGGTGTGTCTGTGTAATGCTACACTTGGATAGCACTTGCGGACACGGACACAACCCCAAAGTGGTTTTTTTATAAAACACACGGAGAAACAATGGCAACCAACGGAAACGACATTCAAATAGAACAAGGCGAGTTTACCAGGGTTCATAATGCAATATTCGATGCATTATCGAAGGCAAGGCTATCTGGTGCAGAGTTTCGCTGTGTTTTATTTTTATTCAGAAAAACATACGGCTGGAATAAAAAGGAGGATATTATAAGTTTAAGCCAGTGGGCAGAGGGAACCGATAGCAAAAGACAACATGTATTAAAACCATTGAAATCATTGATTGAAAAAAAGATAATTTATAAGAGATTAGACAAAGGCCAAATACCAACTTACGGATTTAATAAATACATAGAACAATGGATCGGGATAGAATCCGATGCTGAAAGAGGAAATAGATTCAATAAAAATGAAGTGTTACCAAAGCAGGTAACTGTAACCAAAGCAGGTAACAGCACTGTAACCAAAGCAGGTAACAGAGGTGTTACACAAACAGGTAACAACAAAAGACAGGTTAAAGACATACTTAAAGACAAAGTTCCCGAACATCAAATTTATTTTGGAGCACTGGCAGAAATGTGCAAACTGGATATGAAATTAAAAGCAGGACAAATTGGTAAAACTGCAAAGATACTTATAAAAGCTGAATATACAATAGATGATTTGAAAGGGTTTGAGTCATGGTGGTATAAAAATGATTTTCGTGGTCAAAAGAATGAACCTCCAACACTACAGCAAACAGTGGATAAAATATATCAATATAAATCAGAACGAGAAAAACAAAAACCAATGAACCGCGAAATTCTAAAGGGTGATTTTAGAGTATGGGGCGGTGGAATAGAGGATGTACAAACATGAATCCTGAAATCGTACAATACGAAGTATTAGCTAAAGAATTATTACGACGGTGCATGGCAGAGGACGAACCAGAAGAATTGCGTCGCTGGTTATCTGAAATGTTAGCACGCATGGGAGCTGGCGAAGAGGACGCTATTTTGAAGTGGGTTGATTCGTTCGATTTTACCAGTAAGATTATTGAGGACTACGAAAAGATAGCCAACACGCCCGAGAGTCTACGACGCGATTTATCATGGCCATGGCAATCCTGGAATAATATTATAGATCCACTTGAGGACGGGATGCTAGGACTGGTTACAGCTCCAGACGGTGCCGGAAAAACCATCTATGCTGAATCAATCGCTGAACATTGGGCGGCACATAAAAACCGGGTTGTGTTCGTCCACTACGAGTTAAACCGCAAACTAATGATGCTACGGAGAACATCGCGTCATACTGGTATTACACCCAGGGATATAAAAAGCGGCAAGCTGAATATATTGCAGAAACAAAAGATCGACGAAGTGAAGCCGCGCTTGCTGAAATGGGAAGGGTATATTTCCTACCTCCACACCCCGGGCTGGACTATGGAGCGAACTATTACAGAACTACGGCGATTAGTCAATGAGGATGAATGCGATGTAGTGGTATTGGATTACCTCGAAAAGGCGTCTGCTTCAAAGCGGCAATTGCAGATGTTCGGTACCAATACTTATCAGCGTGAAGCCGACAACGTGGAGCAGATAAAGACGTTTGCGGAGATGACGGGCATTCCAGTATTGATGGTCGCACAAATGAGTAAAGAAGGCAAGCAGACATCATTTGAAAATGTTGATCGAACCAGTGTCAGGGGTGCCGGTGAAAAAAGCGATAAGTCAAACCTGGTGGTATTGTTACGACGTGACAGGATAGAGAACGGATATTCAAATATTGTCGATGTTCTGGTGGATAAAAACACAATGGGATCTACTGGTGTATTCAAACAGATTATGCAACCTGAATATTTTCGGGTTGGCGATTTAGAGAGAGGAGCATAAGATGACTTATTGGCAAGCACGACAACAAGCCGAATTGGAATACAAAAAGGCCGTGCGCGAATGGAAGCAGGCTGACACCCAACGCAACCGCGACCGGGTGAAGATCAAGCTGGCGTTGCTGGACGGGTTGAAACGACGGTATCGGAGGACGGGATGACAGGCTTAATAAACACAAAAATGATACGACACGATTATGAGTTTTTTTGCCATCTTGGACAACACTGGGAAGGTTGTTGGCAGGCACACTCCGATTGTTTAATTATCAAGATGTGTGATGAAATTGACCAACTGCGACAAGAGCGGACGATGCTACTGTTGCAACGTGACGAGATGCTGAAACGGATGAAAAGGGGAAGCGACAATGTTGATAAATGACCACTTTCAGAATTTTAAAGGCTATCATATTCCACCGGCGCAATTGGTTATTGCTGATATTCCTTACAACATCGGAATAAACGCCTATGGTTCAAATCCTTCATGGTATGTTGGAGGTGACAATAAAAATGGTGAAAGTAATTTGGCAGGAAAATCATTTTTCAATTCAGACGATTATTTCAAGCCTGCTGAATTTATGCACTTTTGCAGTAAGCTAATGAGAAAAGAACCAAAGGAACGCAACGAAGCACCATGCATGATTATATTTTGTGCGTTTGATCAACAAATGGATCTGATTGAACTTGCTAAAAAATACGGTATCAATAATTATATAAACCTTGTTTTTAGGAAAAACTTTTCAGCCCAAGTATTGAAGGCTAATATGCGAGTAGTTGGCAACGCTGAATATGGGTTGATTTTATACCGCGAAAAACTGCCAAAGTTTAGAAACAATGGAAAAATGATTTTCAACGTTATGGATTGGGAAGATGATAAGGATTATTTATTTGAAAAAATTCACCCGACACAAAAGCCAGTAAAACTACTTGAAAAACTTATAAGCATTTTTACAGACGAAGGCGATGTAGTTATTGATCCAGTTGCTGGCAGCGGAAGTACCTTGGTTGCGGCTGAAAACTTAGGGCGACGTGCTTATGGTTTTGAAATCAATAAACAATTTTACAGAGATGCTGAAAAATGGATTAATCAATGTACTACTGTTAGAAACGAAATAAAAACAAATGGTTATTCGACCACCTTAATTAAAAAACAGACAAATCAAGTTACGTTATTTGAGGAGCTAAAATGAAACGCTATAACGACAAATACAATGCTGATTACAAATTCAAGCGGGAGATCGCGCCATGAGAACCTATACCGACACAGACCGCGAGATACAATGTTTGTGTTCATGTGAAGTTTGCGGCGATTGGTATTGGCGTCCACAGTTCGGAATGTTTACCTGTGATGATTGCAAAGAGATATTGAGGCAAAGAAAACTTGACTATGCACGCAAGCAAAACGGCGAAAAGTATAGTATCAACCCATCGGTTATCAATAAAGCAAATCAGGTATTTCAAATTATTGTGGACCATAAAACCATGGGTATCAGTATGCAGGATTTACGGCGCGAAGTTGCAAAACGTGACATTGTGTCACATGTTCAGACGTATGATTATTTTGTGATGTTGGAAAGAACAGGTCATCTTGTTTGGGTTGACGAATTTAGTAATCTGCGACCTTACAAGAATTTGAACACGGGAGAGCGATATGACTAAACTACACGAGACACCCGTCAATGTGACCTTCGTCATGGATAGCAAATCACCGCGTCCGAGAATACGGATCGAGGTTGGGACCTGGTTTGACTGCGAAGTTATGCCGCCTGAGGTGTTCTTCCAGTTGTGCAGTGAGTGGTGGAATAATCGGTCACCCGACCTTGAGGGTGTATGACCGAAATGTCCGAATGTCCGAATGCCGTTAAATGCCGTTAAATGCCGTAATATTGGGTATTGAAATGTTGCCGGGAAAGTTGTATTATTGAGTGAGAGGTGAAAAATGAGCTGGATTAAAGATTTTTTCAACAGTGACGAAGTGAAGCGGGCGTTATCCGGTGAATATCCTACGCAGGAGATGAAATCAGCCGAACAAATGATGGTCGAATGGATCCAGTCCCAGCTTGACGAAAACCAGACGTTCACGATCAACAGCGAGCAATATCTGGAGGTGTGGAATTGGTTTCAGAGTGTCGAGCTGGCATGGAAAAAAGCAAATATGGTATTTACCCAAGACGATAACGGAGATTTATGGATTGGAGAGGATGACAAAATCGACATGCCTGATTTGTATAATGATGTAACTTGGCGACCTGGTATAGATTTGCCTTTTGCAAAATGGACAGGAAATGAGGAAACAATGACGAAGTATGACAAGCGGACAGACACAAATCATGAGGAAATACGCGAAGGATTGCGCAAGGCAGGCTATGAGGTTGAAGACACAAGCTGGATTGGGCGCGGTCACGTTGACTTGATGGTAAGGGGCGATTTTAGGACGGTAATGCTTGAAATCAAATATCTTGATGCGAAACTAACGGACGCTGAAAGAGAACTGCATACCAAGTTTAGCGGTTGCGGTTGGCATGTTGTCAGGACGCTTGAGCAAGCCCTGGATGTGATGCGAAAAGAGACGATATGAAAATCTACAAAGTGTTAGTTGATGAATTACCAAAAACATGTTCTAACTGTGATTATCTTACTGGCATGATGTTCGGTAACAATAACTTTTGTGATTTAGCAAAGAAAATAAACACAGTAGATGTTTTTGAAAAAAAGCCTGATTGGTGTCCATTGCAAGAATATGTTGATAATAGTTGCCATTGTAAGAAATGTGATCCAAATTCTTATGAGTATTTTTATGATGACGAGGATGATGATGACAAACCGCAAACCAGACGAATCACATGATACGATTATTATAATTACGGTTATCATAATGCTGGCAACCATGTTGTATCAAATCTGGTACAGGTTGCGGGTGATAGAGGTTGTTTGCAGGAGAGGTGGATAAGATGGCTTTACAATATACACTTGAAGATGGAATAACAGTTAGAGAATTAAAACAAATCTTAAACGAATTATTGGACGAAGATGAATTTGGACATGAGCGAACCGTTTGGATTGGAATTGATGAACACCATAACAAGCAGGTTAGAAACGTTGTGTTGATGAACATAAGAAAAAACAACGGAAAATTATCAGCTGATATTGTTTTAGAACGTAAATAAAGGATGAATATGAAAATAACAATATTGTATGAAAATTTGATTTTTGTTGGATTAAAAGATAAGCGAGTTGAATTTTATTATCACGATGATTGCTTTATTATTTGTTGGTTTGAAACACAAGAAGAAGCAACCATTATATTTGATATATGTACTCCATCAGTTGCAAATACCGGAAATGGCAACATCAAAGTAAAAGATTATAAAATTATGACTTGGAGGTAACATGCCAGAATCAATCGGTGAACTTGTGCTATGTGCAGAAGGCCAACGCCTCTATGACGAATACTGCAAGGTGTACGATGACAAGGTGTATTCCGACAATGACATGCTGGACGCGTGGGACAATTATTATAATCACCGGATGGAATGTTCTGATTGTGGGTATAAGTGACATGGGCAACCGCTTCATTGAGGACAGGTTAGCACGGGCTAATATATCATTCTCCGAGATGTGGGGCAGTGAACACGAGGGGCGATTCTGGAAGCGTAAACTATCCAAGGCACGGAGACGGGCTGGTAAGCGGTTATGCCGATACGGTGAGGATGATTTGGGGAAAGTAGAACGGGGACTAGTGGGGATTGAACGCGAATGTAATTGGAAGAATTGGTAACCTTAACAAATTCAGCAATTCACAAGTTGGTTCTTGACAACATAGAATAAATGTGCTAATGTAAAAGTTGATTATTGGTATATCGTATCAAATCAATCTAATTACCTCCGGAGGGTAAAAATCATGTCAAATCTTTTCAAATCGCGTAAGTTTTGTATTATGCTGGTTGATGTAATTATTTCATCGGCAACCTATTTTATAGCGCATTATGTATCACCTGAATTAGGGGAAAACATAATCTGGTTAATCGGTGCATGGCAACCTGTAATTTATGCCGTAATTGCTGGTATTGCAACAGAGGACGCTGCAAACGTGACCGCTCAATCAATTGTAGAGGCTGAATTTGTAAAACTTGAACAACCAGAAAACTAAGGGGGCGTCATGGAGCCAGCAACGATCGCAAGTCTTATTAATTTTGGCAGCGCAGGGGCTGTCATTATTGTCGTTATCATCTTCCTGAATTACATCGGCAAAAGGGATGCAGAGTGGCGCGATTTTTTTACCGTCTTGAACAAGAGCAACGTGGAAGACATGGGTAAACTTACAAAAGCCATTGATAGCATGAGCATGTCTGTTGCAAAGTTGGGCGAAAGTCTGCAGGCGCATGACGACAAGTTGACCGAACACGAGAACCATGTCGAGCAACGCCTGAAGGACGTCCAGGCAGCGGCACGAAAACGGAGCGCTAAGCCGAAGGTGGTGGATAATGGGTGATAATCCAATGCGACCACGATTAGCGATAAAGCAGGGGAGAGGAGTGTAGCGATGAATAGTGCATCACAAAAGATAATGTTATTGTTCGGCGGCAAACGAATCAATGAAATCCAGACAACCTACGCAGGCGAAGCGGTTTATGGTGTAAAGATCGACAAAAGTGATGGTTCTGTAACTCGTATAAATGCGAGCGTAGGTATGACAGCTGAGGCCGGTGTTGACGCCTCTAGTGTAACCAACGATTTTGATACCGCTTCTATCTATTCAGAGTTTGACACTTACACGGACGCTGACAGCAACGAGTTTATTTCAGTTCCAGGATTTTGGATTCGTAAAGTTGACACAGGCACACACCTTATAAGACAGATATGTAAGGCGAGAATGCCAAATTCATATTGGCCGTGGGCGTGCTACAATTTTTCAACCGGTGCTAGGTTAGATAAGGTTTATGTTGGAAAGTATCCTGCAGGCACGACCCTGACGGGTGGTACGAAGTTAAACAGCTTGCCGAACGAATATCCATTGATAAACAAGAACATCGTCGAATTTAGAACCTACGCAGAAGCCAACGGTACTGGGTATCAGCAATTAGACATTCACGTGTATGATATGCTCCAGGTTTTGTTCACGGTTGAGTTTGCGACGCTGAATAGCCAGGCGATTATGGCTGGGTGGACAAGTGGAACTTATGCAGCGACAGAAGTATTGACAGCGGATACAGCAGCAGCTAACACAATTGTTGTAGCTAATGTGTCGGGTGCTAAATTTGCCGTTGGGCAACCCGTTGGACTAGGATCGACACAGGGTGGTAATCAGGTGTTTTATGGCCGTAACATTACGCAGATTGATGTTGACACACCAGGTGCTGGTAGCACGACCATAACCGTTGATGGGGCAGCGTTCAATGCTTCCATTGGAAATTATCTTTATAACGTAGGCTGGAAATCTGGATTTAGTTCCGGAATTTCCGCAACGTCTGGATCACTGGCGAATAATACGAACGGTAAAAATCCGTTTCATTATCGAGGGATCGAAAATTTGTATGGGAATGTCTGGCAATTTGTGGATGGGTACAACATTAATGACTACCAGGGATGGTTTTGCAAAGATGCAAATGATTATGCCAGCAATGTTTTTGCAGCTCCGTATGAGAAGATGGGGTACGTGAATGAGGACGCGAACGGATACGTAAAATACATGGGATTTGATCCAGCCAATCCGATGGTAGAAATGCCTGTGGATGTGAGCAGTAATTTGTATAAAGATTATTACTACCAGGCTTCAGGGCAAAGAATTGCCTTCGTCGGCGGGTCCTGGCTTTACGGTGGGTCTGCTGGTCTCTGGCATTGGTATCTGTTTAATTCCTCCGCGGTCGCGTACGCGTCTATCGGTGGTCGCTTATGCAAGAAAGGATAAAACAAAATGGGCGAAGTATTACGATGCAGCAGCAACAGTGGCAG